TTTTGCTTGAGTATTCCCTGACAAACAGAAAAAGTTTTGGGAACAAGTTTTTCTTGGATTTCAGGGAAAAAATCACTTGTTCCAACGTAAAAGCGGCTTTTCGTATTTTGCTTGAGTATTCCCTGACAAACAGAAAAAGTTTTGGGAACAAGTTTTTCTTGGATTTCAGGGAAAAAATCACTTGTTCCAACGTAAAAGCGGCTTTTCGTATTTTGCTTGAGTATTCCCTGACGGTCACGTGACAAACAGAAAAAGTTTTGGGAACAAGTTTTTCTTGGATTTTTGGGAAAAATTCACTTGTTCCAACGTCAGTGCGGCTTTTCGTATTTTGCTTGAGTATTCCTTGACAAACAGAAAAAGTTTTGGGAACAAGTTTTTCTTGGATTCCACGGAAAAAATCACTTGTTCCAACTTCCGTGCGGCTTTTCGTATTTTGCTCGAGTATTCCCTGACAAATCACGTGACAAACAGGAAAAGTTTTGGGAAAACACTGTTTTGTGTGTTTGACGTACCGGATTTCCTAAAGTTTGTGAAAACATTGTTTCTTTGTGTGACACACCGGATTTCCTAAAGTTTGTGAAAACATTGTTTCTTTGTGTGACACACTGGATTTCCTAAAGTTTGTGAAAACATTGTTTCTTTGTGTGACACACCGGATTTCAGAGCAAAAAGTGTAAACGTTTTGCAACATTTCCAGAGCAAAAAAGTGTAAACGTTTTGCAACATTTCCAGAGAAAAAAGTGCAAAAAAGTGTAAACGTTTTGCAACATTTCCAGAGCAAAAAGTGTAAACGATTTGCAACATTTCCAGAGCAAAAAGTGTAAACGTTTTGCAATATTTCCAGAGCAAAAAAAAGTGCAAAAAAGTGTAAAGTTTTGCAACATTTCCAGAGCAAAAAGTGTAAAGTTTTGCAACATTTCCAGAGCAAAAAGTGTAAAGTTTTGCAACATTTCCAGAGCAAAAAGTGTAAACGTTTTGCAACATTTCCTTAGCAAAAAAGTGTAAACGTTTTGCTTCAAGTTTCCAACGTTTTCCTCGCCGTTTGCTACGCGTTATCGTTGTTGTCATGACAATTTCTGTGGCTATTTTCCGTAGTGATGACAATTTCTGTAGCTATTTTCCGTAGTCATGACAATTTCTGTGGCTATTTTCCGTAGTCATGACAATTTCTGTGGCTATTTCCCGTTGTCATGACAATTTTTGTTGGGTTTTTGCATTGTCATGACGATTTCGATCCACAACTGCGTATAAAATGGTCCGCATTTTCGCTACCATACTCATAACCATGCCTGCTCCAGTCATTTCTACTCCGCCAGCTGCTTTTATGGCTTCGACTGCTTTAGCTCCTTTTTCGGCTGGAGCCATGATGTCGACGACGACGTTTTCATCGTTGACATCTTGCGATTGCTGTCCTTATTTAAATTCTTTGGGTGAGTTTACTGTTGTTTTGCTGCTATGTTGAACTTTTACTTATCTGTGTGTATCTGTGTGTATGTGTGTGTGTGTAGGGTTTTCGCGATTTCGTTCCCCTTTTTTCAAGTATTTCATGTCGGTGGACAATCGAGCGAAAACCATCGACTCGTCCGCCGCCTCGTGTGGCTTCTATCAATCACATTCTGCTTACGTAGTTTTTAATTGCTTGAAATGTCTCAAATCCCAATTGCAATGTCTCTATATATTTCCCTATAAATCGACGCCCATCTTTTTTAAAGTCTGCAACTGCGGCATGACGGGAATTTCGACGCAGATTGTAGGTGAAATGTTTATGATGGAATCATTCGGTGCCATGTTGCAAGCCACCGTGAAAGACATTTGGATCCAGAAATTATGTATTTACTGTGGCAACGTTGACTCTCATTCGTCGAGTTGTATTTTTTACCAACACGTGCCAGGTAAAAAGTCTCGCTCGACGTGCGTCGTTTGTTTCGAAGCCGCCACCATTCTTTTTCCCTGCAAACATGTCGTTTGTTGTCCCAATTGTGCTCTAAATGTCGACCACTGTCCGCTCTGTCGCCAACCTGCTGATTATTTTAAAATTTTAACTTTTTAGCCTATCCGATGCAGATGAATCATCCGGCGTGGGCCAAATTTGAATTGCGCTTCATCTCTTATAACAGAGATCCCAATTATTTGCATTTAGCTTCTAAAGGCTTTTTTCGTCACGCTTCGTGCAACGAAAACGTTTGCTTTGTCTGCAACTCTATCGATGAACACGCCCTTTTTTGTCCTCTGCACGACCAACGTACGCGAATCTCGGTGAATGACGCCACTCTTTGCGACGAATGTCCCAACACTGCAGACACCGTTCTCCTACCGTGCGGATGTTCGTTTCTCTGCGCCACCTGCGCTTGTCAGTACGGCATCTGCCCTCGCTGCAATACCAATATTACCGCTTTTGTTACGGTTTTTTTGAACGATGAATGAAAATTTTTTTTCTCAATAAACGAGTTGCATCATGAATACTATTTACTGCTTTTCTCTCGATAAAATGTTTGCTTCTTTTTTTAATAATGTCGCTACAGCCATTAACAGTCTAACTAATAAAGATTTTGAGTACTTTTGGAAACGCGGTCTCTATCGCCTAGTTCCTCTCACCAAGGGAGGCTTTGGAGCCATTTACGAATTAGAAATCAACGGTCACAAGGTGGTAGACCGCAAACAAGCTGATGTCATCGTCAAAATGAACAATAACGGTTTCAAACAATCGGCTCTTTTGTTTGAAGGCGTTTGGTTGCTCGACTTTGATTTGGCTGAAATTTATTTTTGCCCATTCATTTCCTATTTGAACAAAATGAAAGTCTGTCCTTTTCTCTGCAACTACATCAGTGCCAACATTGTCGACAAAGATTACGTTCTCTTCATAGAACGCTACTCGTATGAAGTCATGACTTTTTTACCGCATCTCACCGTCGACTACGTCATTCAATTTCTTTTCCAGTTAACCTATTCTTTTTACATTATCAAGCAATATTTGGGAATGGTACACTTTGATGTTCATTTACGTAACGTGATGGTGGCCAAATCGACGTCGTCATTTCTTTTGGCCGACGCCAATAAAAAACGAGGCATTTATCTGCCTCACATGGCATATGAAGCGAGGTTGATCGACTTTGGATTTTGCACCATGGATTTGCGACACAGTATCGATCCTCATTTGAGAGGCGATTTCCAGTGTGCGCCGCACAATTTCAGTCGAACACCAGCCATATCGGAACTCTTCAAGACAACTAGAGACACTCGCTCTAAACTGCTCACTGTAGAAATACAATATTTCTGTTTACATCTCTATCAGATTATCGCTCGTCAAGCACCTCAGCATCCCATTTTAAAAGCCATTCAACAATTTTGCGATTGCATGTACGACCAGGTGGTCGATTTGACTCAACCCGCTCTCCAACGCGATCGTTTCATTTTGCCGCAACACGACGTCGGTGTCGTCTGCGCGGCCATACGTAAACCCAGCGATCTCATTGTCGGGCTCGAACGCTATTGTCATTTGTACGGCAGTGTCATTTACGACAAGGAAAGCGATCTTCAAATATCGACGCCTTTCAAAAACACGACCGTTGTCAAGGAAAATGCCAAACTCGTTTTGAACGTCAACAAATTGCACGTCTATAAAAACTATCAAAATTTTATAAAAACATCCATACCGGATATTCGCTGGTTTGAATCCACTTTTACCGTCATAGAAAACACTTATGGTCACGTTTACAAATTTCCCATCAATTGTTGGGTCGATAAAATCTCTAGCGACCGTTCGCCTTACAACGCCATTTCCATCTTCAGAAAAGATGTACCCTACAATATTCGTAATGCTTATTTGACGCATCACGGTGCTCGCGTCACGTTTCACGTCAATCGGCGTACGGAAGACTTTTCAAACTCGTTTTACGCAGGTAAATTTCTCTTCATCAAAGGTACACTGTACGCTTGCGAACATTTGCCTCCGCTCATGTTTGGTCTTTCTGATGATTACTTTTGTATTTTCAGTTTCAAATCGGACAAGTGTAAATACGTCGAGAAAATTATCCAACTTCATCACCTCAACTATCTTATCGATGCTTCCAATGCGTGCGGTTTTCACTATCAAGGAGATCCTATTTACGGACACATGACCACGAAAAAACCTCTATTTTATATTTCGATTAATAATGAATAGAGTTTCATAAAAAAATTATTTCTATGAAACTGTTTTAGTCGGATTGTCTCATTACCATTAAATTAATTGTATATATCAATAAATGAATGAAACGGCTAAATTAGCTCTCTTTGTGGCTTTGGTTATGTTGGTATTATCTGGGGCTATTTACACTAGCGCCTACTTTAAAAAGACTGGTCCCGAAGGTCAAATGTTGAGTTTAGTTCCCGATCGGGTCGTCGTCACCGATCCCGTGACTGGTGCTCTCATTTCGTCGTCGGTGAAAACCAAAGAACTCGCCGAATGTTGCCCTCAAAAAATCATCAATGACACGACGGCTAGTTTGACCAACACGTTCAGCAGTAGTTTTACCGACAAGAATTTTCTGCGACGAACTAAATTGGAACCGGGCGCCATTTTAGTCGCCGATGCCGTCGGCAACGTTTCCAGTTCACAAATCGGTATTCCTTTCATCACGTCGTGTTGCGAAAGTATTAAAGCGTTAATCGACGACGTTCAGCCTAAATCCGATGGTCTTTACAGCAGTTTGAAAACGGATGCCACGTACGTTAAAAAACCGGAAACAAGTGTCACCCAACGACCAGTCACGTACAACGCCTATACTGGCGCACTGGAAATGGTGACATTGCCGGCCAATAGTATTTTATCGACCGATACCAACGGCGATATCGTTACCACACCCTACAGTTTGCCTTCGTGTTGCGATAAAATCAAGGACACGATCGTCGACTACACTACCACGTTCAGTTCCAATTATATTGATACCAATTACCAACGACGAGCTGTCGCCGGTTCTCAACATTTACTCATGATGGACGACTACGGAAATTTAGTCGACAGCGGACTGACGCCCACTATCGTCAATGCGTGCTGCGAAACGGCTCGCAACGCTTTGTCGCCGAGCAATATTATTGACGGCGGTGGCAACGCGTTGTACAGCGCTCCCAAGATAGACGCCACGTTTCAAAAGAAAACCACGGCTCCGGCTAACGCTCTCCTCATGCCCGATGCCAACGGCAATCTGGTTGACAGTGGATTGACGCCGGCGGCTATTCAAGCGTGTTGCACGCAAGCTGCCAACGCCGCTTCTGACTCGCTACTCAAATCAGATATCGTCGACACGTCCCTCTCGGCGACTAAATTGTATTCGTCTCTGAAAATTGACGACACGTTCCAGAAGAAAGCTATCGCTCCTGCCAATGCTATCGTCGTCGTCGACGCTAAAGGCGATCTCGTCGACAGCGGGTTCACTCCACAATTTCTTCAAAATTGTTGCGCTCAAGCCGCTACCGGTTCAGCCAATGGACTCATGAAATCAGATATCGTCGACACGTCCACGGCCACCGACAAATTGTATTCGTCCAGCAAAATCGATGCCACGTATACCAAAAAGACGACAGCGCCAGCCAACTCGCTACTCATGCCCGACGCCAACGGTAATCTGGTCGACAGCGGTCTCACGCCTTTGGCTATTACCACGTGTTGCACGGCCGCTATAACAGCCGCCAATGAATCGTTGAAAATTGTCGATATCGTCGACACGTCTACGGCTACCGATAAACTTTATAGTTCTTCGAAAATTGACATGACGTATCAAAAGAAAACCACCGCTCCAGCCAATGCTTTACTCATGCCCGACGCCAACGGTAATTTGGTGGACAGTGGACTGACGCCTAGTGCCATACAAGCGTGTTGCACGCAAGCCGTTGGCGCTGCTACCAATTCCTTATTGAAAACAGATATTGTCGACACATCGACATCTACCGATAAACTTTACAGTTCTTCCAAAATCGACATGACGTATCAAAAGAAAACGACAGCACCAGCCAATTCGCTTCTCATGCCCGATGCCAACGGCAATCTAGTGGACAGTGGCCTAACTCCTACCGCCATCCAAGCGTGCTGCACGCAAGCTGTTAATGCTGCTACCAATTCCTTATTGAAAACCGATATTGTCGACACGTCGACATCTACCGATAAACTCTACAGTTCTTCTAAAATAGATGCTACGTTTACCAAAAAGACGACGGCGCCAGCCAATGTGTTACTCATGCCAGATGCCAATGGTAATCTGGTCGACAGCGGCATTACGCCGGCTTTCATCAGTGCTTGTTGCCAAGAAACGGCTGACGCTAAAATTGGCGTTTCCAATGCTTTGATGAAAAGCGATATCGTCGACACTTCCACTTCGGCTACTAAACTCTATTCGTCAAGTAAAATCGATGCCACCTATCAAAAGAAAACGACCGCTCCAGCCAATTCGTTGCTCATGCCCGACGTCAATGGAAATTTAGTCGACAGTGGCCTCACTCCTACAGCCATCCAAGCGTGCTGCACGCAAGCTGTCGGTGCCGCCACCAATTCCTTACTGAAAACCGATATTGTTGATACATCGACATCTACTGACAAACTTTACAGTTCGTCCAAAATCGATGCTACGTATAGCAAAAAAACGACAGCGCCGGCCAACTCGCTTTTGATGCCTGACGCCAGCGGCAACCTAGTGGACAGCGGATTGACACCAGCCGGTATTCAAGCGTGTTGCACGCAAGCTGTCAATGCCGCCACCAATTCCTTATTGAAAACCGATATTATTGACACGTCGACATCTACCGATAAACTCTACAGTTCATCCAAAATCGATGCGACGTATCAAAAGAAAACCACGGCGCCGGCCAATACGTTACTCATGCCCGACTCTAACGGTAACTTGGTCGACAGCGGCATCACTCCGGCTTTCATTAGCGCCTGCTGCCAACAAACCACCAACGCTACTACCGCTGTGGCCAACGCTTTATTGAAAAGTGATATCGTCGACACGTCCACTTCGGCTACCAAACTTTATAGTTCTTCTAAAATCGATGCCACGTATCAAAAGAAAACCACGGCGCCAGCCAACGCAATCTTGGTTCCCGATGCCAACGGCAACCTAGTCGACAGTGGACTGACACCGACAGCCATCCAAGCGTGCTGCACGCAAGCTGTCAGTGCCGCCACCAATTCCCTACTTAAAACCGATATTGTCGACACGTCCACGGCCACTGACAAACTCTACAGTTCGGCTAAAATCGATGCGACGTATACCAAAAAGACGACAGCGCCAGCCAACTCGCTGCTCATGCCCGACGCCAACGGTAACCTAGTGGACAGTGGACTGACACCGACAGCCATCCAAGCTTGTTGCACGCAGGCAGTCAGTGCCTCTACCAATTCCTTATTGAAAACCGACATTGTCGATACGTCCACATCGACTACCAAACTTTATTCGTCGAGTAAAATCGATGCTACTTATGCCAAAAAGACGACCGCGCCAGCCAACTCGCTTTTGATGCCTGACGCCAGCGGCAATCTAGTGGACAGCGGGCTGACACCAGCCGGTATTCAAGCGTGTTGCACGCAAGCTGCCAGTGCTGCCGCTAATTCGCTTTTGAAAACAGATATCATCGACACGTCCACTTCCACGACGAAACTCTATTCGTCAAGCAAAATCGATGCCACGTATCAAAAGAAAACGACAGCTCCGGCTAATGCTTTGCTCATGCCCGATGCCAATGGTAATTTAGTCGACAGCGGCATCACGCCGGCATTCATTAGCGCCTGCTGCCAACAAACCAGCAACGCCACTACAGCTGTAGCCAATGCCTTATTAAAAAGTGATATCGTCGACACGACAACGTCCACTAGCAAACTTTATAGTTCTTCCAAAATCGATGCCACCTTTCAAAAAAAGACGACAGCGCCGGCCAACGCAATCTTGGTTCCCGATGCCAGCGGCAACCTAGTGGACAGCGGATTGACACCAGCCGGTATTCAAGCGTGTTGCACGCAAGCTGCCAGTGCTGCCACCAATTCCTTATTGAAAACCGATATTGTCGACACGTCCATTTCGGCTACTAAATTGTACAGTTCATCCAAAATCGATGCCACGTATCAAAAGAAAACGACAGCACCGGTCAATGCTTTGCTGATGCCCGACGCTAGCGGTAATTTAGTCGACAGCGGACTGACACCCACAGCCATCCAAGCGTGCTGCACGCAAGCTGTCAGTGCCGCCACCAATTCCCTATTGAAAACCGATATTGTCGACACGTCCACATCAGCGACGAAACTCTATTCGTCGAGCAAAATCGATGCCACCTATCAAAAGAAAACTACCGCGCCAGCCAATGCTTTGCTCATGCCTGACGCTAGCGGCAACCTAGTGGACAGCGGCTTAACACCGACGTTCATCAACGCGTGTTGCACACAAGCTTCCAACGCGTTGACGGCCAGCACAAACGCTCTAGTGAAAACGGATATCGTCGACACTTCGACATCGGCTACTAAATTGTACAGTTCAACCAAAATCGATGCCACCTATCAAAAGAAAACGACAGCTCCTGCTAATTCTATTCTCATGCCGGACGCTAGCGGAAATTTAGTCGACAGTGGCTTGACGAAAACATCTATCGAAGCGTGCTGCACGCAAGCCGCTAATGCCGCTACCAATTCCCTATTGAAAACCGATATCGTCGACACTTCGACATCGGCTACCAAACTCTATTCGTCGAGCAAAATCGATGCCACCTATCAAAAGAAAACCACCGCGCCAGCCAATGCTTTGCTCATGCCTGACGCCAACGGCAACCTAGTGGACAGCGGCTTGACACCGACGTTCATCAACGCGTGTTGCACGCAAGCTTCCAACGCTCTAGCTACAAGCAATAACTCTTTACTAAAAACCGATATTGTCGACACGTCCACATCCGCTACGAAACTGTATTCGTCTAGCAAAATAGATGCCACGTATCAAAAGAAAACTACGGCTCCCGCTAATGCTATTCTAACGCCAGACGCTAGCGGTAATCTAGTAGATAGTGGTTTGACGAAAACATCTATAGAGGCGTGTTGCGCTCAGGCCGCCAATGCCGCCACCAACTCTTTGTTGAAAACGGATATCGTCGACACGTCCACGTCAGCCACGAAATTGTATTCGTCCAGCAAGATCGATGCCACTTTCCAGAAAAAGACGACGGCTCCGGCCAAAGCTCTGCTGATGCCCGATGCTAGCGGTAATTTAGTCGACAGCGGTTTGACTCCCACGTTTATCAACGCGTGCTGCACGCAAGCTTCCAACGCTCTCGCTGCTAGCAATAATTCGTTGTTGAAAACGGATATCGTCGACACGTCCACTTCTGCCACGAAATTGTATTCGTCCAGCAAAATCGATGCGACCTATCAGAAAAAGACGACGGCGCCGGCTAACGCTCTGCTGATGCCCGATGCTAGCGGTAATTTAGTCGACAGCGGCTTGACTCCCACATTTATCAACGCGTGCTGCACGCAAGCTTCCAATGCTCTCGCCGCCACCAACAACGTCCTCTTGAAATCCGATATTAAAGATTCCGGCTTATTGGGTGCTCCGTCTACCACTTCATTGTGGTCATCTAGTAAAATAGATTCGACTTTTCAAAAGAAATCGACGGCTCCGGCTAATACGTTGTTGATGTTGGATGCTAATGGTAATTTAGTGGGTGCCGGTTTCACTTCCGCTCAGCTTGAAACGTGCTGTTCGACTTCCAATCAAAGCGCGACTTCAACCAGTTTGTTGTATCTCCAGTACACCAACGTGTTTGCTTATTTTAATGCTGTAGCCAATACGTGGACTTTGGCGTCGTACTTTACCAAACGTTACGACACTACCGGCGGCTGGTATGCTAGTGGAAAATTTCAACCTAAAAAAGCCGGCGTGTGGTCGATTCGCGCGACTGCTTGGGCTCCTCGAACATTGGGCGGTAATCGTATTCATTTTTGTTTGGCTCAAAATGCGGCCATGAATCCCTTGTGGCAAGACGTCAATTCGTGGAATAATTCCACGCAAAGTAATTTGACAACATTTACGGCTAAAGTCGACGCTATTTTTGTTTTGAATGGATCCACCGATTACGTGTCGGCGTATTTTATGACCAATTCGTTGCCGCAGGATTTCGACGTTTTGGAAAATTGCAACATGTTTCAAGCCTACTATTTAGGTGGCGCTTAGATTCAAATCACTTTCTGAGAGATTCGAATCTTTATTCTATCGAAGGAAACGACGTCAATTCACTCGTGGTCAAACTTGTACTACTACTGCTACTGCCATTATTTCTGACTCGTTGAATGATTGTTCCCAGTAATCCGCCGATAATCATAGTGATTCCTACGTAGAGCAACCATTGGTATCTATCGGTAGTTTTAACAGCGGTAACGTCAACGGCGGCCAATTGAACGACTCCTTGCGGGTAAAACTGAAATTTACATCCGTCGCCGCTCTTGTAGAAAGTGATTTCGGGCACTTGTTTGGCGACGGTGCCACCCGTTTCCGTCAGACGAGCGTCGACGACGCGACACGATGACGATTTCAGGCACGCATCCATGGCTTGCCGAACGATAGTCGTCCTTGGAACGCTACCGTCCACATTACCGGTACAGGTGTCTCTGAACGGTCGCGTGTAATTGGACGATTTCATGTACGTTTTTCCTAGGGTAAAGTACAAGGCAAAAAACACGCCTCCGATGGCGATCATGAGAGGAAAAACGAAACGCAAAGCGTTGGACGTGACTCGCGCCGCGACCAGCACGGGCACGAGCACGAAAGCCAAAACGGCCGCCGCTAACCAGGCCAAATTGAAACCTTCCAATTTCGATTCGGCTTCCTGATTCAATCGTTGTTGCACGTCGTCGATGGCTTTCACGCCGAGCACGCTTTTCAGCGCGCACTTGTCGAATATTTCGCTCATCTGACTCAGAACGTTGTTGGTAATGTTGACGCTACCTTTGACGTTCTTGATGGTGATGCTTTGCACGTTGTTGGCGTTCAACACGCACGATTGACGGATAGCGTTGTTGATGGTCGTTTGGCTTTTCACGATAGATTCTGCCGTATTCTTGGCATCGTCAAAAGTAAAAAAATTCAATCCGCTCACCAACGATTTCGCCAATTGATCGAGTTGCACGCCGATTCTTTTTTGCGAATCGACATTACTGATGCTGTCCATCAATACCGTCATGTTGACTTTGGCCGTTTGCGTGATGGTGTTGCCGCTAATGTTGACATCGCCACCGCTACCGTCGACGCTGATGATTTGCGTGTTACTCGTACTAATGGTGCTCGTCTGTACCGTTTCAGCGGCTATTTTCGAATAGATATCTACGACTGCTTTAGCTACGTTAGTCGATTTAGCATTTCCCATTTATTATGCTTCTTTTACAACAAGGAAAATATTTTTTCTAATGTCAATGGATTCAAGAAATTTTCATAGTGATCCATGCACGTTTTCCAATTGTTCGGTCCGCATCCGGTGGCTTTGAATTGATCCGTCTTGTCCTGGCGCACGCGGTAACCGTACCACGCTCCGACTTTATCGGTTGACGCCGCGTCTTGATTGGCATCTTCCTTCCAGTGGCACTCGACGACGCAATCCGTTTCCTCGCCACGATACTCGCTGCACGGTGTGAATTCGACCAGAAAATAATTGGCGTCTGTATCGGGAGGCGTGTCGTTCAATTCGTCGTACTGCGCTCGAGCAATGAGGCACCAACATTTGCCGTCTTTGATGTAGAAATCGACCGTGTCGTTGGACTTTTTGTATTTGTACACGGGACTTTTGCCGTGAACTCGCGTTAAAATGAAGCCCTCATCGACGCTATCGTAATGATCTCGAATGTAATTGAACGGGTACGACGTAAAGACGCAATTGTTGAGAAATAGGATCTTGTTGTCGACCAATTTTTTCAGGGAATCGTGTCGTTTCGTGTAATCCACTCGAAAACTGTTGGTCTCAAACAGATAAATAACGTCGTCTTTGTTTTCGTCGCCTTTGATGTATTCGCCGTAGGCCACGAATTCCATGTGAGGAAACGTCGGCACTTGGCACACTCTCTTTTCGTTGATGTCGTACGCGTATCCGTCTCCGTTGATGGCCACCAGTTCTCCATCACGTTTCTTGGTCACGCCGTACAAACCGTGAATGGTCGGTACCGTAGCGGCAGTCAATGAGAAGGGTTTCTTGAAGAAGCGAAACAACATTGTGTGCAGTGTGTTCAGAGGATACTGTTAAACTTCCAACCTAGCGATTTAAAGATAGTTTTGCAAATTTTATCTGTCAATAGTTTTCTTTCATTGGATTTTATCAACATGAAATGATCAGCGTGAACGTTGATATTGTGATGCTTTAGTAGTAAAAATAAGATGTATTGTGTATTAAAATTTTTCTTATTCAATTCCTTGAAATTCTTCAACTCCATATTGATGATGTCAAATTCTTGCAAGAGCTGCTCTTCAATGAAGGAAATGTCGCACGGAGGTTGACCCGTAATCAAATGGTGAATCAACACGTAGTCGTCATAGTACTTACTGTAGCCTAAATTTTTCATAATCATACACACGTGACTGAGACTGATGGTCGTCAACCGATAGTCGCTCAAATGGTTACTAATATTTTCTAAAATAGTTGGAGGTATAGTGTTCTTTTGTTTACCCTGAAAACGTATCATGCAGTCGCGAAAATGTTGGTTTCGATCGTAAATGTATTTGGGATTGACGCGCGTCGTGTCCGTATTGCTCGACTGTATAAAGTAGACTTTCTCCGATTTGCACGTGTAGCAAATGTTGACTGTTTCGTCGAAAAAGTAGCCGAGAGTCGAACCGCAATACTGGCACGTGTTCGGATCGTCTTTTTGCTGATCGACCACTTTGACGTTGTAGTAGTACTTTTTGTAGCAATCAAAAATTTCCCAAAAATTTTTCACCACGTACGTTTTACGCGCGTGATGCTGCTGCTTGGTGCCGTCCTCTTTCTGGAAGAACGTGTTCACCGTCGGCATTTGCATCAGCTGCACGTACTCTTTGAGAATCGAACGAATTTCTACGAAATAGAAACGAATAAAATTAATATTTTTAATGGTGGTACGAATCTCGTCCAGATCGTCAATCAAGTGACTGCGAACGCGTTCCGAGAGCCACGGTTGCGACAGGTAGTCGCACACTTGTTGTTCGCGAGTCGTCAACCCTTCTAGCTGACTAATTTCCTCCTTAAAATGTGTTTCTATTTGTTTGTGAAATTCCAAGATATTATCCATCTTTACATCTAAACTAGGAATTTTTAATCAACAAAAATCTATTCTGGCGTTATAATAAATATATTATCAAAAAATGGCGCAATCGAATATCACTTCAGGATTTATTGATATTGCAACATTGGATGAGATCGAAAAGTACATGTACTCGGGACCCGATGCCATCGTTTACTTTGTCCGCTCCACCTTGAAATCGACTTGGTTCACTCAGATTCCCGTATTGTTGTCGCGCAACAACGGCAATGCCGGTTTCGGGCAAGAGTGGAGTGTCAGCGTCAGTCGCGCCGGTGACTACCTCATTCACGTGTGGCTTCGCGTCGTCGTTCCCGCCGTCACTCTCAAAATTACCAATAGCTTTGCCGCCAACGGTCGCCTTCGTTGGACCAAAAATTTCATGCACAATCTCATTCGAGAGACGAGCATTTCTTTCAACGATTTGTTTGCTCACACCATCCACAATTATCATTTGGATGCCTATTCTCAGTTCACTGTCGAAGCTAGTAAACGCGCCGCTTACGATCAAATGATTGGCAACATTGGCGACATGATCGATCCTCACGGTCCAGGAGACACTATTCCTAGTCAAACGCTCAATCTCGTTTTACCCTTCTTTTTCACTCGCGATGTTGGCGTCTCTCTACCCACCGCTGCCATCCCTTACAACGAGATGCACATTAATTTCCAGTTCCGCGACTGGAAAGAATTGCTCATTTTGGACAATGCAGCCGCCGCCGGAGCTCAAGTCAACGTGCCTGTTGTCGGTGTCGATATCGATGCCGCTCCCGTCTTGGAAAGCGTTCAAGTATGGGCCAACTACGCCATCGTCAGCAACAAGGAACGTATTCTGATGGGTAAATCTCAACGTACCATTTTGATTGAACAAGTTCAAATCGCTCCTCGTCAATCGTTCAATCCCAAAGCCAATCCAGTTCCTAGCTACGACGTTCGTTTCAATCACGCCGTCAAAGCCCTCTTTTTCCAGGTTCGCAATTCCACATTTGCCAATCAGTGGTCCAATTACACGACTGCCTCTCCCGTCGTCACTCCAACTACTACAGCTATCGATTACGAAAGCCGCTACGCTCGCGATCCCATCAAGCACACGACGCTCATCTACGAGAATTCCAATCGTTTTTCCAACATGGGTAGCGATTATTTCAGTCTAGTCAATCCCTACTATCACGCTCCAGCTTGTCCCACCGACACTGGCTACCATTTGTATTCGTATTCGTTGAAATTCAACGATCTCGATCCCATGGGCAGTACCAATTACGGTAAATTGTCCAACGTCAGCTTGGTGCCAGCTGCTAGCGATGACGCCATCATAGCCAGTAACGGCACAGGCCCCGTCTTGTCGGGCACCAATTTCGGTCAGACGTTCGAATTTATAGTCACCGTCATCGTCAACAATATTATCCGCATTGCCGGCGGTACAATGGGTTTCCCTGTTTTGTAAATTGAGAGTTTAAAAAGTGAGCTTGTACTAAGAAATTATTATATTATTATAATGAGTCTAAGATTGAAAAAAGAAAGATGGCAACCGGACCCGTTTGTGCCGCCTTTGACGTTGGAAGAAACGCGAGCCGCTTGCGCCGCATTGCACATTGTCGACTACCCGCAGGTGGAACGCGCCGTTCAAGATCCACCCATCGAAGGTCAAAAGTATGCTCTTTTTAGTTTTTTCCCAGCCGCTCCCGGCGGCATCAACAAGTACAACGTGTTGGCTTTCGCCAAAATTAGAGGCGTCTACGCCACCGAAGAAGAAGCGGCTACGGCTGCCAGAAAAATCATCAGAAAAACAGACAGTTGCAACAAGATTCACACCGTCGTCGTCGGTCGTCCTTTCCCCATCTGTGAAGCCATCATGGGTAAAGTCGTCGATAAGGTTGTTCTCGATGACGACTATCAACAGGCCGAAAAAGAGATGCGAAAACGCGCCGAGGCCAGCGAACAGGACACGACTCGAGAACTTCAAGATCGAACCAAAGCGCTACTGGACGACGTTGACGAAACCAAAGCCAAAGATCCCGTTGAAACGTACATTGTCAAACGCAACAAAATGGCCACCATCGCCGCTCTGTACACTCAACACTTGGAGCAAATCGAAAAATTTAAAACGATCATGATTAAAACTCATGGTGAAATTATCGAGTTGGAAACGCCTGAAATTCTCGCTTGCTACCAACAAGTTTACGACGCCAAATGTCAAGAATCAGGCATTGTCCCCGACGCCGTTATACAATCCTATTTTAAAACGATACCATCCTTTGATTTTTTAAATAATAAATGTTAGAAAGAAGTCAAATCATCGCCATAATAATAATTATGATTGTGACTCCTTGGCTCATGTGGATGACGATCCCTTTTGGTAGAGATGGCGGCAGTAGTCCGTCTCCAGGTGGTGGTGGTGGTGGCGGCGGAAGTCCTACTCCCGGTGGTGGTGGTGGTGGTGGCGGGGGTACCACTCCTCCGAAACCGGGTCCGACCCCGAACGGCGCGTTCCCCACGTCGCAAGAAATCATGTTTAAATCCAAAGAGGAATGTCAGACGAAAGGCGGTGTCTTGAACTGGGTCGGCGATTCGGTTTTGTTGACGTGCAACAATATCGTCCGTTTTGGACAGCCCGAATCGCCCATTTTCAATGAATTGGATCAAGTCAAAGCGGCTATCGCTTCGGGCGCTTTGAAACCGGCTACGGAAAAAGATCGATTGGTCGAATACTTTAAACTCGTCTATCCCAATTCACCGGCGACATCGTGGTCGTCGATGAGCGAAGCCGATCTCGTCGGTCGCTACCAAAAATTGGAAATCTACTACAAAATGCCTCCGGAAATTCAACCAGCCACGCCCATTACACCTCGTCGCGATGTGACGAATCAGTTTTTCCGCGTACCCAACGGCGTGACTCTCGATCAAGACGCCAATGTTTTGGGTCAAGTTGGACCCTATTTGGAAGTCATTCGTTTCGGACCCATGTACTCGTTTTTCGCCGACCCGACTCTTTTTGTCGGCACCTATTACTATCCCGTTCGCGGTTCGGGACTCTACTTGCCGTTGGGTAAAACCTTGGTGGCCTACAACAAAGTGCACGCCATGAAACTGTTGGGTGCCGCCAACGACCAAATCGTTTTGTACGGCGGTCGTGATTTCCAGTCGTTTTTGCGTCGCGATTCGGAATCGGCTGAATTTACAGCCGATGCTTTTGTCAGCGTGTGCGCCGTCAACAAACGAGCGACCAGCAACAATCCCGGTTGCGATAAAATCTTCAACTATTTTGCCAACACTATTCGCTACAAAGCCAAAGCTCTCGATCGACTCGTCGGCGAAATGGCCGCCGGTAAATCTCTGAGGTACGACACTCGAGCCGTCAACGGTGTCACTAAAAAGACGTTGGTCTACTACGGTTGCGGCGACACGGGCGATAAATTTCTGGCTCAATTGGCTCGCAATCGCGGCTACAATACGTTGCAATTTTTGCGCGAAGCTCAAATGGAATTGGACGGAGACGCCATCGTCGGCTATGAACTGTTGCATCTCGTCGAAAATGCCTACAGTCAAACGGCCCTCATGCGACTCGATCCCATGCGTATGCCATTGTACATGCCCGAGGGAACGACTCCGGCCATTCCACCAAACTATCTATTGACTAAAGATGTTATGAGCGTCGACGTGAAGGCCGTCATCAATTCAGAATTTAAACCGTTTAATCAAAAAGTCTTTGACATTGATCTCATTGTACAAGAACGAAATTCGAGAGCTCCAGCACCTCCGCCAAATCCAAATCCAGCACCTCCGCCAAATCCAAATCCAGCACCTCCGCCAAATCCAAATCCAGCTCCAGCTCCAGCTCCAGCTCCAAATCCAGCTCCAGTAGTCGTGGGCGCTTCTTGGGGTCGTCGTTATTAAAAAATTTCAAAAATATATAATGTGTTTTTGAAATTTAATCCGAAGAGTCTTCCGTATCCGAAGCCAAAACGCTAGTGATTTTACTAAACATCAGAGGAATGTCTCGCATGCCGTCGTCGGTCACGGTTGTCGACGACGTCGTGATGGTGGTCGAGGCGGCGGTCGTCGATCGTTGCTCTTTCAATTTCTTTTGGTGTTTGCTGCATTTCGTCGTGTTTCCGGAATTCTTTTGACCGCACTGTTGCCCGATACGTTGACCTTTGGTGAACGTGTGAGTGCACTTGTTGTCGTCGTTGACTAAAGTCGCTACAGTATCAGGGTCACTGCCATTCCACAACGTTCGCAGTTCCAATTCGTTCAGAGAATACCTGACAGATATTCTATCTATAAATGCGTCCACTGTATTTTGTTGTGCTTTAACCAAGTCATTGAGTAGTTCTAAAATGGTACTGACTAAATTTTCCGACATGGTGAACGTTTGATGCAACTTTCAAAACACGAGCGTTCGTCACCGTTTCAATTCCACGACTACTTGGCATTGTCAGCAACACAGCTTAAATAACCCACAATGGGTTTCTTTTTAGTTCCATGCGCTGGGCATCGTTTCAATGTCGAGACTGATTTACCTTTTTTTATTTCAGGTAAATGTAGAATAAATTATGAACAATTATCTGACGTATTCTCAGCTTCAGGGAAATCAACCTCTGAACAATAAAAGTATGGATAAAACCTCTCATTACGAAAAAGAAAAACCACCTCGTGACTACCCGCACGCTCACGGTCAACCGTTGACGCAAATGCCCCAGTTTTCCGATGTTCTCGCCCACTCACCGGCCAGACAATCGCATTCCATCATGGCGAAAGAAGTAGTTCCTCTGCATCCCGCTCATCCTGCAGCGCAACCCGTCAAACACACGGCCGTCGATAAAATCGTGCGGCAACATCGCAGCGACAACGACCACGGCGGCGAAGATTGTCCCATTTTCAGTCTCTACAAAACCGATTTGCAATTCAACAAGTACATTGCCGCCACGGTCGCTGCTGCTGCTCATCAAAATGTCTTTCCCGTCGAATTCGATTGGCGTCATCACGTGTCTCTTCCCGTCGCCCGTCATCAGGGAACGTGTGCCAACAATTTCGCCGTCACCGTCGTCTCGACTCTGCAAGATCGACGCATCGTTCACGGCGAACCCGCGTTCGACTACACACCTTGCATGAAATGTCACTCGGCCGAAGGTAATGCCGCGCAACTTGTCAGTCAATTGTCGTCGTCGACCACGCCGCGTTGCTCGTGTCTCTCTAAAATTCAAGCCACCGTCGACAATGTGCGCTGGCTGACGGACATTGACGCCATCAAACAAGCGATCGTCACTCAAGGACCCGTCATAGCCGGTATGTTGGTCTACTCCAATTTCTTGTCGGGTCATTTCGGTGAACACGGCATCTATCTCGATCGTGTCGTCACTCATCATCCGCACACCAAATTCGCGTCTCCCGCGTCTCTCGTCGGCGCCATCACGGTCGTCATCGTCGGTTGGGGTGTCGCCGCCGACGTGCAAACCAGTTCTTTCACCTACGAATCGGTTCCCTACTGGATTTGTCGCAACACTTGGGGCCCGCAATGGGGACCGAACGATGGCTACTTTAAAATCGCGACGCATCGTCACAATAAACATGTGCAACTCGAACGACCCTTTCATTACAAGCAAGCCCAGTGCGGTGGAGTGATCACGTTCGATTTACGTCCCCTAGCCAAAGAGTCGGCTTGGTCCACTTACGGCATTCCTATAGCTGTCGCCGTCCTACTTGTCGTAATGCTTTACGGAGTTAAATTGAAACTTAAAAGCGTGCGCAGAAGGTAAAAACGAAAACGAAATGTTTTGTCTATTTGAAAATTATTTATCGTCAAAAGATCGAGACGTTCAACCAGTCGACCATGTCGACGTTGAATGTCAGCACGTCTACTTTGAAAATAATGACGGGACATTTTGCAATCGTTGTCGTCAACAAATGACGTGTCAAAACACCAACCAGGACCAAATTCAACAAAAGGCCAACATTGGCATTCGTAAAGAAATGGAATTTTTAAATCTCAGTCCGGAAATTGTCGAAATGACCAACAAGTACTTTATCATGGCCTGTAATCAACGTATTCATCGCGGAAACTACCGAAAAGCCATCATTTGCGCGTCGCTCTTTCACGTCTTGATGCTGAAAAAATGTCCTCAAAGTTACGACACGGTCATCAGGTGGTTTGGCTTGACCAATCATTTCGCCAATAAAGGCTTCAATTTAGTCAAACTAAAAATACCCGAATTGTGCTACCTGCGCGAGTCGTACTCGGACACGGCCGACATGATTTTCAAACACATCGGTCTCGAAAGGGACGAGACCTTTTTGAAATTCATCAATCGTCCCGATATTATGGCTTTTATTCGTACGAAAATCAATCGACGCATGTACATGATTGTCGCCGCTTTTGTTTTCATTTACATTCGCCGGCAATACAATCCCTCTATTGTTCTCGTGGATTTCTGTACCAAATTGGAATTGTCACCCACCGTTGTCGAACGCATTCTGAAATCTATTCCCCAAGAAATACATTTCTAAAAAAGTGTGAAAATTTTTTAGAAATATTTGATTTCATCTACATAAAGCTATTTGAGAGAGACTGCGCGCGCTCATCATGTCTCAAGCCAGGTACGATCAATGTGAACGCTTGTTGCGCACAGACGTTCACAAATTTGCTCTCGCTCTCATGGTGGACTACTCGTTTCAAAATACCATCGACTGGCCGAATCTTTTTAAACAGCTACCGCTTCACATCTCGTTCCCCGTGCACGTGCCCGAAAGCTTTAAATTGAAACTCGTCGAATCGCTGGTTGATTGGAAAAAAATGAGCCGCGAACCCGAACTCGCCACCGATATCATCGATATTTACGGTCACCGGTTGGACTGGTCGCTCATTTTACAGCATCGTTGCATCCCTCTACCCGCCGCCATCGTCGCCAAATATCAATCTAAATTCGATCGAGCCATTTGTCAGCTGTTGAACGATATTATTTAGAGATTTCCTACCACATCTTGACTCTCTTCAATCACGTATCCATATTTCTCTTTCAAAAGATCTGGATTCGTTTCTTTGACGGCCTTCCATCTTTTGCCTAGCTCTCGTCTGACGTCGGACGCGTTCATGTCGGGATGATCCTTTTTGATGGCGCGTCGTTCGTCGGTACAAAACAAATTATAAATACTCGGTCGGGCGTTCTTTTTCGGTCGCACTTTACTCTCCAAATACTTGTTGTAGCGCTCCCTGTCGACCATAGCCTTGTCGATAAACGGTTGTTTCTCCTGGTCGCTCAAATTGCGCCACGACTCTCCGAAAAGAATCATGACCTTGTTGGGTTTGATGCCGGGATTGGTTTCCAAAATCTCGCGACGTTTCGACTCGCAAAAAAAGAGGTAAGCGCTAATGTTTCGCTGAGGTCCCTGGACGACTTCTCTCTGTTTCAAGCCCAACATCAATCCCACGCGTTTCTGAGTCTCGCCGCTGTGCCATTTCTCGATCAGGTCCACGTTGCCAAACAAAAAGTCGTCCGACATGAATTGATTGATAGCATTAAGGATGGATAATTTGGATTTCGAAATCATGGTAATGGTTTTCTTAATGATGGACTACTTTTAACTAAATTAAACTGTGAGGAGAGAATAAAAAATCATGTTGACACCGGCTATTTGTCAAGATTTGGTAATGAAAACGAGTGACGCGTGCGGGTGCGGTCCCTTGGACGGCTGTCAACATCCGCGACACCAGCGACCCTACAAAATGCACGAATGGATGACGCGCGTACAGGCCATGAACAATTTGACCAACAAGCAGGGACGAGTGTACACGGCTACTGTCCGTCACGACGACGTCGATCATCGCGTCGTTCTCAAGCATTTCAACAAGCCGGCACTGTTTGATCACGCCCGACGCGAGTACGTGGCCGGACAGCACCTCAACGCTCTCAACGTGCCCATGTTTGTCGAAACGTACGCCTCGTTTCATCGCAATTCAGGACCCTACAACTTGACGCGTTTCGTCGACGGTGAAACCTTCAAATCGGCCATGTCGAAAATGTCGCGTCAAAAATTCATCACGCTCACCATGCAAATGTGCGTCGCGCTTGAAATGGCTCAATCGGCCTTCCGTTTCGGGCACTACGATTTACATTTGGAAAACGTCTTGATTCATTTTTCTAGTAAAAAAACGCAAATTCTTTTCGATCAATATCACGTGTCTTTTTCCAATTGTTTCAATCCCGTCATTATCGATTTTGGCATGTCGTGCGGCAGCGATAGCGTCACCGGTGAAACGTGGGGCATGCGACAGCTCGAAAAGAAAGGCATCTACGAACATTTGCGTCCCGGCTACGACATGTTTGTCTTTTTTCTCTACTGTCACCAAGAGCCGGGTAAATTCGCCTTCTTTGACATTGTCGTCAAGGTGCTGGAGAGTTTTTACAAACACGACGTCGATCAGCCGCGTCAGTATTTGCAAACGTTGCGACGCGGAGCCGACAGTAAAACACCCAAACAGCTCTTTGAATTTCTCGTCCAATTCTCGACGCACGTCATAGTCAAACCTCGACGCGTCTACACGCTAGGCGCCATCCAACCTCCGCCACCAGATGCCGTCATTGACACGTACGTCGACAGCGTCTTTTATCAGCAGTTACCGTCGGCAGAGTTGACACCTCAATCGGACGCCATGGCTTTTCGCTCGAGTAAATCCGTGGAATTCAAAATCAACATGTATTACAAGATTTGCCAAACGTCGCTGACGTCGTCCTACGAAAAATGGATCAAGATATTTGAGCGCGAAGTCAAGAAATACTGGAAAGAAAAAGACGCTCAAGAAGCTCGAAAAAGAATTAAATGGCAATTACCTGTTTCAGAAATTGCCAATGCGTCTTGAACGTGGACTATAAGGACACGGCCGATTTCTACGAAGATGACGACAAACCCAAACAGTGTGCCGGCGTTTGCGTCGTCAGTCGTCGCGGTATTTTAATCAATCAATCGTACAATCTCTACTGGGGTATTCCGAAAGGCATCGTCAACGAAAGCGAATCGTTGCGCGAGTGCGCCGTTCGTGAACTTTTCGAAGAGACCAACCTCAAGTTGGATAAGAGTCAACTGACGCGCAACATGTTCAAATTCAAGTACAAAAACATTAGCCGTCAAGTGTGCGTGTTTTTCGCTCACGTTGACGCCGTTGACGTTTTACCTAGGATAAATACGGGAAACGATGCCGAATCTACCGGCTGCGGTTTCATTCATCCCAAATGTCTCCTCGAATTATTTTATTCTGGAAAAATTAAGATTAATTATTTCACTAGGGTTCTCATTAATAAAATCTTTTTATGACATGAGAAAAAAGCCGACATCCTGGTGGCGAAACATTGGCAAAGGTCGTTTGTTTCTCATTGCCTTTGTCACGCTGTGCGTGTACGCCATTTTCAGACGTGCCCGCGGCGTTCGCGGCACTAGCGACCCCCATTTGCTCGGCAGCGATTGGCGCCAACGTTTTCCTCACGCTTTCAGACCAGTAGACACGTCCATTAGTACTTCAACCGCGCCGGCCGACAGTCGCGGTGAATTGGCTTGCCGACGTCACTTGGAGGAGCGCTTCAATCGACCCTTTCCCAAAAAGCGTCCCACTTTTTTGCGCAATCCCGTCACTAAAGTCGATCTCGAATTGGACTGCTACAACGCTGAGCTGGCTCTCGCCGTAGAATATCAAGGTAAACAGCATTACCACTACGTGCCTCATTTTCACTCGTCGCGTGACGCTTTTCTCAATCAAAAGTATAGGGATCAAATTAAAAGAGATTTGTGTTTGAAAAACAATATTGTTTTGATTGAAGTTCCCTATACAGTCATTGATATTGAATCGTTTTTGGATTTGAAACTGAAAGAGCATGGATACATCTAAACCGTCACACGTCAGACAATTATTTCCAGTAGATTCTTTGCCTCTGACGCCTTCACCTTCGCCGCCGCGTCGAAAAATCGCCGTCGCCGTTCGTCGTCGCTTTCTTACCCCCCATCCCCCGGTTCCTCTGCATCAGCTCATGTCGGAAATGTCTCTCGTCGGATCATCGGAACGTAAACGCAAGCAAACGTCGCCTCGTAAATTCACCGTCGGTCCCAAACGCAAAGCGCCATCGTCGGGAGTGGACCGATCGCCGCCACTTTCAGAACCTGTACAAAAATCTAAGAAAAAATCTCAACGTCCAGATTTGGTTCATCCTCACCATCAGACTAAACTTTTGGTTCCATTTGTGGTCAAAGCCGGTGATCGATTGATTAAGAATCTTTTCCCTTCTCAGACCATCACTATGCAAAAGAACGAGTACGGACTGTACGTGTACGAGGGTTTCGTTTTGGATAAGAAATCCGTGGTTGGTAAATATCTGGGTGATGGTCAAGTTACGCCTTTGACTGACGAAGATTTTGAAAAGGCCAAAGAATTAAAAATTATAATATAAATGTCTCAGTTATATCAGTGTATTAAACAAGCCTCGATAAAATACATGGATGTCGACCCGAGAGAAATGCGAGCCTTCATTTTGAAATGTAACAAAACATTAGACATGCAATGTATCATGATGGAAATTGTGGACCATTTTGTCGACGAAACGGCGACCAAAGTCGGTGCCGTTCGTTGCGATGAAGACGACTACATCAACATGGTTCTCGACTTGGAAACGATTCCTTTTAAATTGATGGTCTTGTTTTACACTTTCCTGTCGTTTCACGCCAACAGTGTGGCCGTCGATCGACAGCGATTGGGACATTGAATAAAATTTCAAAGATGTTAAAATTTTTGAAATTTAACCGACAGCCACTGATGTGCCGCCGGCCACTGGTACTTCTACTGGTGCCGTGTTACACTTTTCCATGTGGCTAATAATGATGCTCTCGTCTAGACTTGTCGTCATTCCCACATTGCTAAAGTGTACGTTCTTATCGTTTTTCAGCATATTTTTCAGTTCTTTGCAAACGTTAATGTTCAAACAGTCGTTTTCGTAAATAGTCTTACACAACGAATATTTGGAGGCGAGTTTGGATTTGCGGCTGTTGACGTAGTTTGATTTGCCGCGGACAATTATATATTGATCGTCTTCGATTTTGACGAGTGAAATTTTTTCGTAACACGTTCGTTTCATGATCTTTTTGGAGATTTCCAATGGCTGGTGCTGAAATATGCAGCCGCCACTGTCGGCGATCGTGTCGAAATAGTTTTTCACGACGAGACAAAAATCGCGACACACGCGTTCGACGATCGTCTCGTTGATGCCACTCACAATAACTTTTCCCGATTGAAAAACGAGAAAAGTGATGTAATAGTCTTTGCGTTCATCTAGACCCAATTTTTTACTGCTGACGCAATCTTTGTAAGGCACGTGCTCTACAAAGCTGACTTCGTCAAAGAAGCTGACGTTACGGTGCATGACCTCGGTCGTTCCGACGTTGTACTTGCACGTGAACGTGCCGGATGTTTGTGAATTGAAGCACGTGTAGTTATTATAGTGAGGAGCTATCGTTTGGAAAAAAGTCATTAGACTGTCGGGTTCAATAGGACGATTAAGGTCAAGGACAAAATTACTCATAACTTCGTAAATATAAATTTCGCAAGTATCATTTTCGTACATTTTGGGATACAATAGTTTAAGTAAAGAGATAACATACTGAATGGCTTCGTAAGCGCACTGAAGGGTAATATTGCCTGTGAATTGAAAGGAACCGTTTTTACAAATTTTCATGGAAATTTGCTTGTTGAAACTGAGAAGGTAGAGGTCGCAAGTGAAGGCGTTTTTGAAACCCGTCCGCAATTGGATGATGCTGTTAACCTTTTTGTCGTTGAAGATGTATTTGGAAAACAATTCCATACATTCTACAATGTTCAATTTTATTTCTTTACCGCTGGCAAATCTAGTCTTTCCCACCATTGTTCTTGTGGTGCAAAAGAAGGAACCGTTGTCGTAAGATGAAGGCATCATGGTGGTATTGGTTACGGCGGAACACATATTAACTTAGACATAAAGAAAGAATGTGTAAGATATCAACTTGCTTTTAATCAGAGGATATTTTTTTTAAAATCGGTATAACTCTTGAGAACGATTTCGTACTCGGCTTGGGTGACGATGCCGTCGGTGAGCACGTTGTCGACGACGTGATCGAGATGCGACAGTGTCGCTTGCGATCTGGCGACTATACTGGCGTATCGCGTCTGTTTATTTTTGTTGCGTTCTTCGGCGAGATCGCAGCAACTCGTCACCGCTAGTCCGCCAATAGCCAAGGGTACGGTGACGCCTACTGAAATGGGGAAGATGACGGCCGTAGCCACTAGGGGAATGGCGCACACGTTGACGAGCGAACGTATCGATTCGTTAAAGTTAGCCCAGCCTTTTTGTCTGCCCAATTTCTTTTCGTATTTGGCGAAGGTGTCGCGTACATCTTTTCGAGTTTCTTCCACCTTTACTATGCGTTTTCTGTTCAATTCCGACAGGTCGTTGACGTATTCGAATGGAAAATTGTGACGAGGCGGCGCCGTGGCGATATCGACCGCGACTTCCTTCATTTATTATATGATATACACGCATACAGATACACACAAATTACTGAATTTTTTTATTTTGGCTTAATGGAGCAAACACCGTCTTGACAGAAAAAATCGGGTTGTAAGGCCGGATGTTTGTACAAGGGTTTTCGTTTTTTGTTCTTTTTCGCCTGTTGTGCGGCTAAAGGTTTTTCCACTGTGGTGGTCACAACTTCATCTTCATTGTCGTGGGTAAATTGTCGAATTTCCTCGTCAATGGCGTCGGCTTCGCGTTTCAAGGCGTCAGGTAGACCCGTGACGTCGCGTGTGTCCGGTAGACTACTCGACAACTCAGGTAGGTCGCGTTGTTCATCGTCGGCCACGGCATCGGCCAATTGTGAAACAATGTCCTCTGGTTCATTGACCTCTTCTACTACTGCCGGCAGTGGTTCTGGAAGCGGTGCTGTTACTGCCGGTGGATCGTCAAAAATTTCTGTAATTTTCGACGTCCGCGGCAGTGGCGACGTCCCGGCCAACGCTTCGGCTTGTCTGGACCACAAAGCCGCTAGTAATACTTCTGGAGGCACCATGGGCGGCGGCGGCGATGCTGGGCGAGGTGGAGTTGGTCGTGCAGCAGCTGCAGGCATGGGTTTTGGTGGTGTTGCCGGCATGGATACAAGCTTTGCCTGCGTTGGTGGTGGCGCTGGTTCATCATCATCATTTTCTTCTTCTATTTCGTCTAGCTGACGCATTTGCTGAGATAATTCGTAATCACTCGTATCGATAGTTTCCTTTAAAAAATCGTTCTTCTTTTTCAAAAGATTAGGTCCTATGAACGAAATGAGAGGCGTGATGGCTGTCGTGGCCAGATTCATGAGTTGCGACGTTTCTTCAGCTGGCGAAGGTTCCAATTCGATGCCCTCCATCAGCGATTTGACGAGTCGTTTTTGTTTCTCTAATTCTCGGCGGCACTGATCGTGTTTGCGCTTGAAATAGAAGAGAGCCAACGATAACGCGATGCACGCCAGGACCAGAATTTTGTTCATTTTTTATTATTAGAGAGTTAAGAGTTTGTCGTTTTACAATACAAAAAGATACGACGATGATGCACGTAGATCAGCAGCAACAACGTGTCCTTTTCGAAGCCGTGTCTCGAGCCAAGGGACTCTTTTACAAGAATCTCTTTGATTTACATTTACAAATTAGTCCTTTGTGCGACAAAAATCCTCGCATCCGGCAAACGTGTTTCAAAATTCGCAACAACGGTCTGCAAATCTATACCAATGTCCAACACCACATTCACGCCAATGCCAAAGTGACCAAAGAGGCTTTCGATACGTACACGTTGAATATCGAAGAGCTCAACATTGGCATCAGTCTAGAGTACCTGAAAACGACGTTCAAAAACGCCAAAAAGACGGACGACGTTGTTTTCACCGTTCTCAGCGACGACACGGACGACACTCTTCCCGGAAATATTTGCATTCAAATCATTAAGACTCAAAAGACGTCGAAAAATAGTCAAACCAACGACTATCCCAAAGTGAAATCCAACGCTAAAATCAAAGTGACTCTCGTTCAGAATCAGCTACTCGAATTCGGTGAACGCATCACCGATCCCGTCAACGTTTCCAACGAAGAATACCTCAGCATTTGTCGCAACATTCAAATGCAACCCGGATGGATCGACATTTCACGCAGCGAACAGAGTCTCAAATTTGCTTTCCAAGTCAACGAAATCATCGAATGTTCCACCATTATCGGTGAAGCCAGTGAACCGCTATCGCCGCCTCAACGTTTCAATGCCAACAACATCAAAAGTACCAACAAAATCGCCACTTTTGGACCTCAACTGAAAATCTACTTGAATAAACATCAGCCGATGGTGATTGAGAGTAACAATGAACACATCAATATCGGAATCTGGGTCAAATCCAATGACCAAATTTCTGAAGAAAATAAATAATATAAAATGATGAATAGAAAGGTGTTTGTAGGTGGAATCATCATCAGTCTATTGGCGATAGTCTACTTGCTGTCGTATCCGAAACCCGTCACCCCCACCGTTCAACAACAGCGACCAGTCGTCGTCTACGAAGCCATGAAACGACCGGCTCCCGTCAGACGTCCTCTGCGCTCCTTTCGTCTTCCTGCTCCTGCTTCTCCTAAGCCGGTAACCGTTTCACCACCAGTACCAGTACCAATGCCAGCTCACGTCATGTTGACGCAAACGAGCGAATCTGCTCGTCCAGATGAAGAGTCGCGTCCTTTTCCCGATGAAGCGCCGCCATCATTCGTCGAACCGCCTCCGCCACCGCCGCCGCGTTTAGCTCCATCGTCGCTCACGCAGGCGTACACGCCCACAGTGTTACCTCGAAGAGCCAGAGCGTTACCGATGAGTCGTAAAAGTTTCCGGTCCATGCCACCGCAATCTTTTACGCCACCACCACCACCACCACCTGAAGCGGATCGGCGACCCGTGACGCTCATTAAAGATCTTTGAATAGTGTCATTTTAAAAGTTTTGGTTAATTTTTAAAATGATAGAGTTTTCTGTGGCGTTTCATGGCTCGTTCATTTTTGACGCTTTTACCGCACGTTGAACATTGACACGGGTCTTGTTCGATGCGAGTCACGCAGCACTGAAATTCTCGTTCGTTTAACCACAACGGTCGATAGCCGCACGACTGAAACACATAGTTGACCAACGACTGATGACTGGACGTTTCAAACCATAACGTTTCGTAACCTTTAGCGAAATTACCCGTCGATGTGACGACGACCACGCACACGGCGGTCGTGTCATTCCTCCACGTAGCCGACCAATTGGCGTCGAATTTCAAACAAATTCCTCGACGTTGACATGCGGCAAAAAGAGTCATTGTCACAACACATATATTACACGACCGGACGGCCAGCGAAGAAGCTATGCTCTCTGTCTTTATATAATATTCGTTCCTCATTTCTCTAAATTAATAAATTATGAATAATCAGTTATGGTTGATTATGTTTTTCGTGGTGATCTTGGGAGTACTCGGAGTTTTTGCCTTTACAGAGAAAAGACGGTCACCTGCACCGTTACCACCGGCTGAACCCACGTACGGTCTGTACGGTGGCGCGCCTCTCATGTTTAACGGTGCCATTCTACCGGCGACGATCGATTTACCTAATCCACCCCAACCCCCCATCGCGGCCTACACGCCTTACGGTGCCTATTCGGAACAGTCGCTAGGCTTTCCCATCGGCAACTATTGGCCCAGACCGGACATGATGACGTTTCCCGAGTTTACAATCCCCACCTACATCAATGCTCCCGATAGTACGATGAAACCTCCAGTACCGGGACCCGGACCCGCGCCCGGACCCGTGCCCGTACCCGTGCCTGGACCCGTCGACGCCAAACTTGCCGCTAATTTAACGAAATATTTCAAACAATTGTGGCCAAATATGACGACGTTGACTGACCCGGTCAAATTGGAACAAATCTACGACAATTTAGACGCCTACTATCTCGATTGGATTCCAGGCAAAGAAAAAGCCTCAGCGTCCAACTACAAAACCGATCGTATGCCTTTGTTGACGGCCATCGATTCCGACGCCAAACTCGACTACTCGCGACTATTTGACGGCAACGTGTGCGATTGTTTGCGTATCGCTCACAAAGAATGCATCTACAGTCCTAATCGATTGCAAGCCAAAGAACTTTTGGACTGTCCCACGTGGCCCTACATGGTCGTCAATTTGACCAACGCGTGGCTCATGAAACGCGCCTATGATACCAACAATCCCGATAGCAATTATCGCAAAGATACCATCGTTCGAAACGGCATGTCGGGCATGAAAGGATTTCCCAACGATTCTTTTTACGAAGGTTTCGTCTATCCGGGCGAATACGCCGTCCCCGATTTGTGCAGCAGTAAACCCGATCCGTTTTTCGACGAAATGCAACCCGGTCTGACGTCCGGTGGTCAGCCACTCAACATGTCGCGTCGCAATCCACCGTGGTGGTATCCTCAAGATTGCTCTTCGACGGCTTGCGAATTCCCCGACGAAAAATGTTTGACCGTCGTCAGCGACGGCTCGTATGGTGGATCTCAATCCAAGGGCACCTTTAAACGTTGCTATCGCGACGGAACGTACACGATCGGCAATAAAGCTCCCGCTTCGGCGTCACGTAGCGGCTTTGTGCGCGAATACTTGACGACCGACCTGAAAGACGACTGTCCCGGCGGTTTCCCGCCCAACATTTGCGCCGACGTTTCTCCGCGCGATTATCGCGGCTACTGGACGTACCCTTTAGTCGGTTGCGGATTGTGGTGGACCGTCGGCAAATCGGTGGCCGTCAACACTAAACTCGGTCTGCTCTTGGCTCCCAAATCGGAACAGGGATTGGGTCTGGATTTCGATAAACTCATGGAATTGCGCACGCAAACCAACGCTTTCGAACAGAATTTGTTCCAACAAGTCAATCGAGTCATGCAAATCATTCGCGACGGTAGCGTACCCGCTAACGGCACCATGTGGCCGGCTATGACGTTGGACGTATTGAAACAGCACGGTTACAAGGGCGCTCAGATTGCCGATAGAACGCAAGCCTTCAGCGCCGCCAAAGATCTCGTAGCCTACTGGTACAAAGAAGGCTATACGGGTCTCGATTCCACTCCTCACGGTTTCAATTACAATTACTCGAAATATTTCCCGTTGGGTTGTCATTTTTCGTACGCGTCTCGTTTCGATCATTTGCTCACCTCGTACATGACGGTAGCCAAATTGGATTCCATTCAGTTTTTAGTGGAACCGCAAAACGTCAAAGTCGGTCTGCGTCCGGCCTACATGTTTGAAATTTTCAGCAAGAAACCTCGAACGGCTGATGCTATGGTCGGTTCGGCATTCCAAGATTTCAGTATCACGTCGTGTCGCGCGTGCTACAGTCTCGATCCGGGACCTCAAATCGAACAGTACATCAAGTACGGCTACTTGCCGGCATCGGCCGTCACCACCAAGAAACTCATCGATCCCGCCGTCTTTTTGGCTCGTGCCAGTGCCAAGAGTTTCACTCCGGCCGTGCTTTAAGTTTGCATCAGAAAGCCTCATCGCCTACAACATAAAGATAATGAGTACGCGTGTCGTTTTGAAACGCGTCGAAGACGAACAACGTCTACGCGATCGTTTTACGGTCGTTCTCGAAGACAAGACGACTCGCGTGTGTTTTGTCGACGGTGTTTGGCCGACGTTCAGTGTCCCTTTCTCGGCCGTACCGACGAGCGGCAACAATCGCTTGTATCGACCTTGTCTCTCGTTTCCCCGATTCACGGGCACGTTGCGTCCCGAACAGGTCAATATTCATCAAAATGCTCGCATCAAATTGGCCGAAACGCACGTTGTCATGATTAGCTGTTTTCCCGGTTTCGGGAAAACCATAACCACCCTGTCGTTGGTGTGCTCTCTTCGCTTGCCGGCCATCATCGTCTGTCATCGCGTCTGTTTGGTTCAACAATGGCGCGAATCGATCGCCACGTTTTGCAGCGGCGATGCTCTCGTCGTCGACTTGCCAGGCTACACGGGCACCGACTATCATTTTGGCATCATCAACATTGCCAACGTTCACAAATTAAACGACATCCCGGTCGATCACGTGCTCGTCACCGATGAAACCCACTTGTTGCTCAGCGAAAAACGCAGTTTGAATTTGTTGAAATTCTGTCCCAAACGATTCATCGGCTTGACGGCGACACCCTATCGTCCCGATGAACTGCACGTCTTGTTTAAATTTTTTTACGGTGAAAATTTCATCGTGAAAAAATTGTTCAAAAAACACGATATCTACACGGTGTACACGGGCATAGTGATGCTCGAGCGGCGCATTTACGGCAAACTCGACTGGAACTACATGTTGGAACAGCAAGCCACCAACGTGCAGCGTCATCGTTTACTGGTCGACATTATTCAAACGTTCCCCGCTGACCGCACGTGGCTCGTGCTCGTCAAACGCGTGGCTCACGGTGAAGCGTTGCGCGATTTACTTTTGACCGTGCGACCGTCGCGCGTCGTCAGCCTCCTCACGGGCAACGTGCACACGTACGACAAACAGTGCGACATTTTGATCGGCACCGTTGGCAAAATCGGGACGGGTTTCGATTTTCCCAAATTGGATTCCCTACTCGTCGCTGCCGACATGGTTCAATACTATATCCAATTTCTGGGCAGAGTCATGCGAACGAAAAACGTGCCCGTCGTCGTCGACGTGGTCGACCAGCACGCCATCATGAATTTGCACTACTTGTCTCGCAAAAAAGAATATCTCGAACACGGAGGGCGCATCATCAATGCCAACGAACGCGTTCGAGATTTAACCACCACCACTACTAACCCGTAGCGGCGGCGGCTTCGACGTCTCGCGAAACGATCGTCACGTGCAACGATTTACATTTCATGGGAAAGACGAAATGCTTCCTGAATTCGTCGACAAATTCGCTAAAAATAGTCAATCGAAGATCAAAGACGGTCGTCTGTTTGGTTCTATAGATGAAAGAATTGAGCGATTCCGTGTGATGCCTCAGTCGGCACATGTTGTGACTTTCGTTGACAAACACCCCGGGACCGATCAGTTTAGTTTTCTTGCAAAAATCGTATTTACATCGGGTAATATTGGTAAAATGATGCGCGAATTTACACAGATTATTGTAGACGCACGGTTTCTTTAGCAAATAGAGTCGACAGAGTTTCACGTTGACGACGCGTGACGGCACCGTCGGATGCCTCGTGTTCCATCGCTGAGGTATCGTGTACACTTGGACGTGATTGTTGAACATTTTATCGATATCGTCCGTCGACTCGAACAAATTATAGTGGATAGGTTTCGGAAATATATATCGTCTTTTTTTGGTTGTCATCTCGTCTGGATCGTCATCGTCGTCATCGCCACCGCTGCTGCTGCGATATTCGACAATGGCCGCGTCTCCATCGTAATCGAAATAGTCATCCAACTCTTCTTCGCTGCTGACGAGCAAGTCGTCTTCGGGTACCGCCGCGATTTCATCCGACATTTTTCTATTGTTCTTGACCAATTCTTTATCATCTTGAATTACACAACATTTTTTGAAAAATTAATTTGTCTTGTACAATTCTTTGACGCGTTGCAGCGTCTGTTCTTCTTTGCCCAGTCGACGATTGACGTGGTTGTGAAACGTGAACCAAAAGTAAAACAAATTGGCTTTGTTCAGACACGCCCATGTCAACGCTTCTCCTCCCATTTCACTCGTGTAGGTGTAGGCCAAATGTTGGGCTGCCGTCGTCGGCAACCAGATGTGAAACGTTTCGAGAAATTGACGCATGCGCGTCTGATCTGCAAACGTGGGTTGATCTCGATACGTCAACGCCGTCATGTGTAAAAAGAACCAGAATGGCGGTCCCCATCCCGCCACGCGCGTCGAATACATGTTTCTGGCTTGCATTAAACCGACGAGCGGTTTGTGAAGGCGTTGATTGACGGCGTTGTGAAAATGGACGTAAAACTCGAAAAGCGATTGACGCGACATGGTCGCTTGCAATAAATTGGATTTCGACACGTAGTCTCGAGCGTGTTGCTGACAATAGGGACAGGGTAACAAATTGGGCAACAAGATGAGAAAGTCAATGGCCGCTTTTACGTGAGGCGACGATGGTGTCGCCGGATAGGCCAGACTGCTCGTGTGTAAAAAGAACCAAAAAGAAGGTCCCCAATCGGTCGTCGATCTAAACGATGATCTGTTTGCGTTCATTTATTGGAGGTTATTAAACGTAGTCGTACATGACGTTCATTTGCGGCGCAAAACTGGCTCTACGATGGCGACGACTCGACCGACGCATGGTACGTCTCATGGTCGTGGCCGAAGCGCGACGTTTAGACTTTCGGCGTTTAGTTCGACGAGACTTTCTACGCGATTTCTTTGTCACTCTGGCCATGAAACACTTTCGTTTTCCATTGGCCCTAAAGCAAACTTTTCTCTTTCTAGTACGAGCTACCATTTTATTTAAATAAAATTAATAACGGCGGCGACGTTTGCTGGTCTTGCGACGTTTACTAGATTTGCGCGACTTTCTTTTTGAACGTCGCTTGGAGCGACGTTTGGACTTGCGAGATTTGCGACGAGCCTTGGCTGCCGCCGGTCCCAACAGGAAATCCGGTGGCGGTGGCAGCTCAGCCTCTATTGACGGTGTCAGAAATACTGACGGTGCGTCTTCCGCGAGATCTAGGGAGGGATCGTAATTTCTCGGTCCAAAATAGGTCGTCTTGGGGTACGGACGACGACGAGTGTACCTTCGTCTCGTCCTTCTTTTGGTAGTGACACGTTTATTGGACCCTCTTTTAAACCAATAACATCTCTTATAGTATCCTTTTCCTTTTCTAGATTTGACCATTATTATTTATTAATATCAATTGATTTTAAAATTGCTCACAAATTTTAATGTAGTTTGTGTGTACACACGATGAATGATTTAGAAAAGTTTGATTTCAATCTGGACGCTCGCGATGAGGACATGTGGTCGTTGCTGGCATTTGTCCAAGTGTACGACATCAAGAGTCTTCCGGTCGAAGTGTCGCAACAGTTGACGCGGTTCTATTGCGACAAAATTCGTCAGGTTTCGAAACAAACAGGTCGTGACGTCATGGACGACCATTTTCTCAATACGGTTCACTATTGCATTTGTCGTGGCTACGAATTTTTTCGTAACCTAACACCCTTCAAATTGCGCGTGTGTTTGGCGACGCGATCGCAAGTGAATGCCTACTGGCTCGAACGCATTGCTTCGTTGATGCAATTTCTATAAGTTCCAATATTTTTCATGGAATATTGGAACTATTTCTTAATATAAATCTTTGATTCGAATAAAGAAAAATGATGCAAACACTTCAATCGAATGCTTTCGAGACTCTTGTCGTAGAGTTCAAAAAATATCTGGCTTTACAGGTGCCGTCCGAGTTGGCCGTCGTCTTTCTGACGGGTAGCGACTGCAAGTATTGCGTGGAAATGCGAGAGGTCATTGATCGTGTCATGCCTCGCTATATAGGCAAAGTGCAATTTTTCACCGTCAATTTGAGCGAGAACAAGTCGGTCGTCTCGAAAGCCGAAGGTAGCGTCTATCAGGATGGCAGCGACGCTTCCATTCAACACGTACCCATCGTTATTTTCTATCGCAAACAAATGCCCATCGCTCGTTTCAAGGGTCAGTACAACGAACACGATTTCGCTCAGTTCATCGCGTCCGCGATCGAAGGTTCGGTCGCGGTTCCAGCTTACGCTCCGCCTCCGTCGTACGCGCCACCACCCGCCGCCGCCGCTGGGTATCCAGTAGAGCAGCCGGTTGCCGCCTCCGCTTATCAGCAGCAGCCGTACGCCTATCAACAGGCAACGCCGCAACAGTATCAGCAGCAGCAGCAGCATTATCAACCGACTGCGGCGACGGCACCGGCTAAACTTCAGCAATCGTACTACAACACTCCGTACCGTCAACCTCCTCTGCAGCAGCACCAACAAGATCTCTACAACAGACCGGGAGCAGCTGCCGCCGCCGCCGACAACGCGCCCAGCATCGAAAACTGTAGCGGACGTAAATTTTGCTATTCTACCTACGCAAATGCTTATAACAGTTGTTAAATAATTGTTTGATGTAGATAAAAATGGAGAAGCACATTGAATGGCTATCTCGCAAAAGCGATGTGTTGAAAATGTTTTTCATGATGATTCCCGTCGGCGACGCTTTCCATTTACCCGATTGCAGTTGGGCGTCAGAGACGCGAGGACCCGACACGTGCGTCTGTCAGCACATTATGTGGCGCGTTTACGGCGTTTTGACTAGCAGCAGCAGCAACGGCGGCGACGGCCCTCAGTCGCTCGTATAGCGCTTCCGTCACGTAATCTGGACAATCGACGTGCACGTGATCGACGTAGAAAACGACAGCGACAACGTCAAAGGTCACATGTCGTCACGCGAATTCTCTCAACCATTTCAATGTCGACTCCAAATAACGACTCGTGTACGCTTCTGTAAATGTTGCCGTTTCCTTGTACCATTCTTGATATGTTTTTATCCAATACATGAGTACCCCCTGTAAGTCTTTTGATTCCAATGTCGCGTGACACGCTTCGATGGGGACGATAGAGTCGTCGAGGTGAAACAAGTGCGTAAACAATTGGTTTTCGCGCAACGTCCGGACGCTTTTCCAGCGACCCACATCTCGCCATTGTCGTTCATTATCGCTACAGCTGCTGCTACCGCTGCTGCTACAATCGGAATTGTAACCCGAAGCTCCTCCTTCCGTTGTGGGCGGAGTTTCATCTTCGTCGCGTGGGTAGTCGGCGCATTGAGTCACTCGCGCTAGCAAATCAAAAAGACTGCGTTTGAATTGTCGATGGCGTCGAGCGTGTCGCAACCCGACTTCAAATTCCACGCCCCAATGCTGAAAATTCTTTTGCAGAATGTAAATGTCGTGGATGGGACAAAAGACCATAGGATTCATGTAGTGATGCGTTTGAGTCATGGGCGCGCGTAAACCTGTCACGCCCCGACAGTAGCTGAACCCGAAATCGATCATGATGGGACGATAGTCATCGTACGGCAATATGGTACGCGTGCCGTCGTTGAACGTGTACACGTGTTTACTTTGCGACGCTTTCACCATAAGAATGTTGTCGAAATGCAAGTCGTAATGGGTGAAATCGCAGATTTCTCTGGCCACTTTGAGCATGCAATAGAGATGCAAATAAATGAGCTCTTTTTCGCTCGTGTTCAGCTCGTCCATAGCGTCGTACAGAGTGAATTCGTGTTCGATAAACTCCATGACAATACACTGCGATTTCGCCGTTTCCTTATAGTCCAGCAGTCGAGGGAAAAAAGATTTCATTCTCTGGTCGCTGTTCAAGACGAGCATAACGTCGCGTTCGTGTTGCAAATTCACGTCCGGTAAGCTATTGGTCTTGTAAATGGCTTTCTTTTTTTTATATTTTCCCTCGTAGACGGTGCCGTAGTTTCCTTGTTTGGATAGTTTTTTCATCGTATATGTGTGTTTATGTGTCTCGGTTGATTCTTTTTAGGAGCCAAATAAATTTGATTCACCACGATTACCTGTAAATTTTACAGATATATTGAACGTCGAGCTAAAAGAACGTATTACCACAATAAAAATGACTGAAAAGATGGTTTCTCAAGAAAAGATGGTTCGTCAAGGAAAGTTGCACGTGCGTCAAAAGAAGCAGACGCGCAACGAGAGCATCAAGTCGTGCAAAGAGACACTGGAACGGCTCATCAACACCTATCAGATGGAGCCAGAGTTTGCTCACGATTTGGAAGAGTTTAGCAAGCTCTTTGCGTCCATGTTGAAAACGCTCGAAACGGTGAAAAAGACGCGCAACAATGCCAACACGGGATTGGGTAAGAGTCGACCCGTCACGGCCGCCACGCGCGCTTTCATCAAGCAAGTGTCTGGCGACGACAACGACAACGGGGCGTGTTCTCGTTCCGTTCTCACCAGTCTCATCAGCCGCTACGTCAAGGAAAAGCAACTTCAAACCCACGAACGCAAAACCTTGTTCCAATGCGACGAGGCGTTGTGTAGCATTCTCCAATGTACCGCCTCCATGTGCAACGATGCCAAGAAATTGGAAAAGTACTTGGAACTCGAGTGCATTCAAAACCGCGCCTACATGCAACAGTATATAATCGGCTTACTCGAGTCTGGTTCAACCATTGAGTTGGCGGACGAGCTGAAGTTGCGTGAAAACGATTTGATTTCCTGGACAGAATTACAGAAGATTTTGTTTTTAACTTTCGAAGATGAACAGCAAAGCAGCCCTAGCCAATAAATTTGCCGAGAAAGCCGGTTTGACCGATGCCAAATCGACCACCATCCCATCGTGTAAGTCCATCAACAAGCCGGCCGGACTTTTTATTGGCGAAGACAATTTGAAGTCTTCTGGATGGAAACCTGAACTGATGGCTGTTGGAAAACCTCATAAACTTGTAACTCGAAAACTCGACCCCATTACCAAAGGCTTTGAAGAAAAGCCAGGTATTCTTTTGGATGCTCCACGCCTTCTCATTTTACGTTCGTCACCGTTACTTTGTAAAAATCTTAACACTGGTTATGTTGATGGCTTGTGGAATGCTCCTCTGCACAAACCGGTATCTTATTTGAGATGTATGAGACGTCATTTAGTTTTGTTTGTCGATGAAAAAAATGAGCCGATGCACACTCGTCCCATTCAATTGAGTGCTATGGGACATTTTATGTATAACTTTGATAAAATGTATGAGAAATTTGTTGTCACCATGATGGCCCAGGAGAACTTGCCTTTTGGCGGTAAATTGGACGACACTACGGACAACAAACAGCTCTACTTTTCCAGCTTGTTTGTTTACGCTCCTATTTTCCAGTCGCAAGCCGTCGGCACGCCACCCAATTCGTCGATGGCGTGCATCACTACCGATTTCAAACCCAGCGTCATGATTGAAGCCAACGATGAGCACATGGAAGTTTTCCAAGCCGGAAAGAATTGGTGGAAAAAGGCCGTCAAAAGTTTGTCGTCACTGGAACCTTCTCCCACTCCAACCGTGGTCGACTCGAATTTCGGCGGCGGCGAGAACATTATCTACGAAGAAGAAGTCGACTTTTAATTTTCTTTGTGTTGGTAGTCACATGTAGTAGTGATGGTAGAAAAACAGTAGTTGGTAGTAGTTGGTAAACTTTCAATATTTTTCACATTTTAAATATTGAAAGTATATAACAATAAAATATGTCTGACGTGATAAAGTTGGAAAAATTGCCCAATTATGATTGTATTTTGCCCAACCAATACACGTATAAAGATCGAAAAGCTAGAGGTTCGAAAATTATCATTGTCGGCAAACCCGGTTCGGGTAAATCGACGTTGCTCAAATCGATTCTGAAAGCCAAAAGCGATATCATTAAAACGGGCATTGCCATGTCCGGCAGTGAAGGTGCCAATGAATTTTATAGGGAATTTTTCCCGCCACTTTTCGTCTACGAAGAGTACGACGATCAAGTGCTAGCCGACGCTTTGACACGTCAATCCAAGGTTATTAGCAACAAGGAATTGGCCGACGAAGACAAGTGGTTGGCCGTCATTTTAGACGATTGTGCAGATCAGCCTAGCGTTTTTAGACAGAAAATTCAGAAAACTTTGTTTAAAAACGGAAGTCATTTTAGAATGTTTTACATTATATGCATGCAATTCGCGTTGGACATGCCGTTGAACGTGCGCACGGCCGTCGACGGCGTCTTTCTCTTTCGCGAAACCAACTTGGAATCGCTCAAGCTCATGTACGTCAACTACGCCGCCATCGTGCCGTCGTTTGACTTGTTCAAACAACTCATGCTCCACTACACGGGCGACCATCAATGTCTCTTTTTGAACAACGCTCTCCAGTCCAACGATTGGAAACAGTGCGTCTACTATTGTAAAGCCGACGTGGTCGACGGTTCGTGGCGTTTCGGTTCTTTCGACCTGCACCAATGGAACAACGAACGATTCAATCCGTTGTGGGACGATCCAGAGTATCAAATGAATCAAGCACTCAAAGAGTTGCCTACTACTAATCGCTAAACATTTGCGTCCATATCGGTGTTCCGTCGCTTTTACGCACGGCGCCGACACCGATTCGTTTGTACGACGTGCCCAAAATATTGCTACGGTGACCCGGTGAATTCATCCATCCTCGCATGACGGCTTCGGGTGTCCCGTAGCCTGCGGCGATATTCTCTCCTATGGCTCCCCACGGGTAGCCGGCTTTACGAGCCCTATCTCCCGGAGTTTCGCCGCTGGGATTGTTATGATCGAAAAATCGTCGACTGTTCATGTCGGCGCTGTGCGCGCGGCTAATGTCGGCCAATTTGGAGTCAAACACCAGTTGAGCTAGACCGCGACTCGATCTTTCGGCGTTGGTGATTCTCGCCACTTGACCTTCCCATCCATCAGGAGCCGGTAGAGAAGGTTCAGCTGGTCGTCGCGGTCCCGAAGACGACGAATTCAACAAGATAAGCACCACTACAAAGAGTAGAAACCCACCAAAGACCAATAACATTTTTTGAGAATTTAACATTTTATCTCTATTAAAGGTAGATTATTGTAAAAAAAACTAGGCCGCCATGACGACAAACAGCAGCAGCAGCGTCTACATTATCGACGATTTGTTGGACGAAATCGACGTGTTGAATTTGTTGGCGGCCGTTTCGGACGAAAAGGAGAATTTCTTTCCAACGGGCACTGTGACCAACGCGGTCGACTATCGTCGATCGACCATGATGAATGTGACACCGGCTTTTATTCGACAACTGTTTCACCATAAAGTGATCTCTTTACTGCCCGAAATGTGCCGTCATTTATGGCATCCCGATTTCATCTTGGACGACTCGGCTTTCGAGTGTCAAGTGACTCGCAGCGGTCACGGTGATTTCTATTTGGAACACACGGACAATTGTACACCGTGCGAATTACGCGAACTCACCTACGTCTACTATTTTCACACCAATCAGTTCACCGGTGGAGAATTGGTCTTTATCGACGATGGCACTATTGTGAAACCGCTTCGAAACCGTCTCGTCGTTTTCGATTCGTCGCGCATGCATCAAGTGTTGCCCGTCACCGTGACGGGTGCCAACACGTTCGAAAACGGTCGTTTCACCGTCAACGGCTGGATCCGACGACGTGCCGACCCGTAAAAAAATTCAAAATAAGATGTGTGTTATTTTGAATTTTGTATATGCGTGTGCGTGTGTGCGTGTGTGTGTTTAATATCGCGTGGCGATAGTGACGTCGCCAACATTGTTGACCATTTCTCTGTAGAGTGGAATCATGCCGCTCGTTTGCATGACCATTTCGTTGTCGGGTGAAAATTCGGCTCCCGCGTTGATGTTGTGTCCACCGTACGTGGACTGGTATTTGAGCAAACCCAATTCGTTGGTGGTGTCGTTGTGTCGACCGCCCATCACCGTCATGGCTCCTTCGCGCAAATCAATGTGCGGCGTGACGGCCGGTTTGAACCAATTGTCGCCCGATAGAGGAGCGATAGGCAAATCGCCTCGAATGGGATCACCGAGAGAAAAGAGTCGGCTCATCTTGTTGGCGTAGACGGCGCGCGGGTAAATGACTGGCTGCAATTGACCGCTATGGCTCAAACCCAACGGGTTCATGGGATCCACGGCCAAGTATTGCGTGTCGGGTACGGGTCCTTGCAGAGCCGAAGTGTAGGGAACGTCGGCGACGCGCGGTGCCACGTTACTCGTCTGATTGGGAGGCACAGTGTAATTCAAGGTGAAATTGGTGGTGGGCGGTGCCAACATATCGCTAGCTTCAGCGCGACGCGGACGCACCAGCATGTCGCTGCTCATCATTCTTGCCGGTTGAGGCACCATCGATGCCGCCGGTTGTCTAGTGGTGTTGTAATCGAGCGTGGTCGTCATGGCTCGAGGAGGAGGCTCTTCGAATCGATACGACAAGGGCGGCATGAATGTTTCAATGAGGGACGGCGATTTTCTTTTCGTCCACGCGGCGCACAATCCGACAGCAATTAAAAGTGTCAATATAACTTGAATCATTTATTATTAACATCCACATGTTGTGAAATATTTTGCGAACGACTGAGCGCGTCTTTAGCGTCGAACGAGAAAATAGTAAAGGCCGATTCCTGCAGCCATAGCAGCGATGAAAAATCCTAGGCAAGCGTAATCCATATTTTATTATAACGTGGTTTTAATCAAATCATATCCTTGTTGAAAAAGTTTTATTTTCGTCTCATGATCCAACGAAATGATGGATTCCACTCCGCCTCCGTCGGCTTCGAATTCGTAGAGACGATGAATTTTCGAGCACGCTTCGAGACGCGACTTGTCGAGCAAACGACTCGGTACACTAAAGACAATGTCGACCAATTCTTTGAGACCCGGTGCCGGTGGCGGAAGTGTCGTCGGCAACGGTAACGTTCGCGGTCGAAAACATAGAGCCATGATTCGTTCGCTGAAATCAAAATCTTGAGCCACATCGACGGCCAAATTGTTGACGATGCCTCCATCCATGTAGACGTGCTGGGTTTCGACGCAGCGCGGCAACGTTCCCAACGGGATGGCGCAACTGAAGAGAACGGCGTTAATGACGCTATAGTCGGGTGTAGTGATGACGCTGAAAATCTCTTGTCGCCGCATCGTCACGTTGAAGGCAATGACAAAAAAAAACTTGCCAGTTTTTTTGAATAGTTGCTCGAACGTGACTTGAACATCGAGATAGGTGGGCATAACGGTGGGCAGTAGACTGTGCACGTACGGCGGCCGCGTGCTAAACTGGAAAATCTTTTTCAACGGCAACAGATCGTACTGTTGCGACGGCGTGTGACCGCACAGGAACAGCAAACAAATGATGCTACCGACGCTCGTACCGCAATACGTCGTGATGCGTTCCAAATGGCCGTGCTCTTTCAAGTAGTGCAAGCCGCCCAAATACTGGACGCCCTTGAATCCTCCGCCGCCGATGACGAGCGTGTCGCACAGCTCGGTTCTCTGACAATTTCCATTACCAATATCGAAATTGTAGTGATGGAAATGGCCCATAATTTATTTATATCGTGTGTGATAAATATATTATTTTTCTTGGAGTGAATTTTTTAAAGATAAAAATGAATAAGACTCCAATTTACAAAATTTTGCACAACGACAACACGGCAGATAGGCTGGACCGTTTGGAACGTTTGTTGGAACGCGTGCTCCAGCAACAGCAGCAGCGAATAATGCCAGCGGCGGCAACAATCGCTACACCCCCCACCATGTACGCTCCTTCGAATGTGGTCAAGAGCCAAGCGGATTGCGTCAAATGCGCGACGCGGGCCGCCACGTCGGAAAAGGTGCTCTATTTCGCTCTCGGCGGTGTTCTCGTTCTCCTCGTCACTTTGACGATTAAAAATATGAAAAATAACCGAGGCCAAAAGTACGGCAGATAACCTTAAAAAGTGGAAACATGTTTTGCGATTTCTGTATGTTTAGTAGCGCCAACGACGGGGAGTTTAAGAAACATTTTCGTCGCGCCCCCTGTCGCACGGCTCGATCGATTCTTTTCTGTTGCAAATTGTGCGACTATGTCGGCCACTCGATCAAAGACATCAAGAAGCACGCGTGCACTCGCGTTCGCTTCGAATTCAACGAAATGGAACGTTTGCGAACGGCGCAACTTTTGCCGACCCCTCATCAACTCGTCACCACCGTCGCCGAGCACGAATGGTACAAGATGGAACAACAATTGAAAGAAGTACGCGTCATCATGAACAATCCCAACTTGCAATTGACGCACGTGTCGCTGAGTAATCGCGAACAATTGTTGCTGGTGCCCGGTAAATTGCTCTACTCGCTGTGTCAGTACCGCAAATGGCTTCACGCCCCTCACGTCGGATTGCCCAATTTATCGGTGGAAAACATTTGTCAAGTGATTCGCAATCGTCGCTACGCCGATCGTTTTTTCGTTTTCCAAGTGCACGACGAATGCGATGTGCGTCACTATTTCAAACTCTTGTTCGCCAAAGCCGATGCCGCCTATTGGCCTTTTTGTGTCGACAATGCCACCATCACGCATTGGGTGTACAATTCGACGTGGTGTCCCTTTTCGAAAACGGTCGACGGTCAAGTGTACGTCAAACAGACGCGCGACGAGCTGTTGAACGCGCTCTACGAATCGCGCTACACCAATTGGCATTGGTCGCGAATGTCTCGCGGCGATTTCCATCGATTCGTGTGTCGCGAGTGGACGACGTTGCACTACAAGAACATCATAAAAATCGTGGGCAGTCTGGCCGATGTCATCAATCACCAGTGGACAGATTTGGAAGCGGAGCAGGGACGCGTTCGCGAAAAAATCGAGAAACTCTTTCCGACGCTTTTCGATTTTGTGAGTTTTTGGGACGCGGGCGTGGACGCGGTCGTCAATCGAGTTGAGCTCAACGATTTGACTCTTGACGACGTGGATCTGTACGAGTGTGTGGAACTGTCGTTGACGTTCGAAGAGGCCGTGTCTCGTTTTGTCGGCAAGAAAAAGCAACGCGGATGGCTGCCTTTGATGCGAGTTTTTCGCTCGAGCAATTGAATCGTCACTACGGTTGCTCGGCTCCCAATAAACGCGTCTTGTACGAAATGATTTTCGGTGTGCCCGTGACGGACGACGACGTTTGGAATCTCCCCGTTTTCGACGAGTACAAGAAAAAGGAACAAGAATTCGAAAAGTATATCGTGTCGCCTCACGATGTCGAAGAAGGTGTTCTCATTTGTCACAAGTGTAAATCGAAAAAAATCACGGCCTACAGTCGTCAGACGCGCAGTGGCGACGAACCGATGACCGTTTTTGCTAAATGTAGTATGTGTCAACATCAATGGGTTCAATAAATGAGAAGACCACAAGTCCTTTTTCTCGTCTTGTTATTTCTAACGATTGGTCTAGTTGTAGTCATTATTGCTAAGCAGCGACGACGCGTTCGCGAGTCGTACGTCATCAATTCACCTTCGGCCGTCTCGTTGTTGCATCGATTGAGTGAAGCCATGCGCGACATTTTAAGTAGTACTAGTAGTGGTGGTGGTGGTGGTGACTACTTGACGGCCATGTTGAACGGTCGCGACGTGTACAACGAGTTTACCATGGAGGAGGGTAGTCGATCGTACACGGAGAATAAGAAACGTATCGTCGTCTGTTTACGTAAAAACCCCAATGAATTCTATTCGTGGAACAGTTTAATGTACGTCCTGTGTCACGAGGTGGCGCACGTCATTTGCGACGAATTGCATCACACGGAGAAATTTAACGCCATCAACGCGGCGCTTTTAAAACGCGCTGAGACGTTGGGCTACTACGATCCACGAGTACCGTTCGAATCGAATTATTGTGGTTTATAGAATTATGATAAAGTATAGAATAAAAAGAAATATGGACGCCAAAGATGTTTACATTGTTCCCGTTTTCGGTGGCTACGGTACACCCAGCCAGGTGGCACCCGAACGATTGGTCAAGGGAGGCTACACGCGCATGACGGACGCCTACACGGGTAAAGATCAAGTGGTGACGTACGTGCGTCGCACTATTATTCCCGAATAAGCGGAAAAAAATTGCTAGCTAAATTGGATACAATTACCTAGTAAATAAACAGAGAAAAATATGGATATCGAATCCGGACACGAAGAAGTTTACAAGCCGTTGACGACTAAAAAGCATGCTCCGCCAGAGTCTCGAGCGTCGCGTCGCTACGCGCTCTTTCTAACGGCTACCAAAGTGCTCTGTTTGTTGATGGTGTTGAGTCTTTTGGGATACTACGTCTACGTGACGGTGACGATGGACGACGCGACCGCTCAGTTGGTACGCGACGTGAGTAAATTGAAACAGCATCATCATCATCAGCAGCATCGCAACAAGACCAGCAACGACGACGTTCCCGAATGGTTTACGCAAGTGCTCAATTTGACGCGCAAAGGTTTCGTTCACATTAGCCTGCAACCGTTCCCCCCGGAAGCTCCCGAACCAACCACGCACAGGCGTCCCACTACGTCTACAACCACTACGCCTGCAACCACTACTACGTCTACAACCACTACGCCTACAACAACGACGTCTACAACCACTACGCCTACAACAACGACGACTGTTGAACCTCCCACGACTAGCAGTACTACTACGTCGACGACAGAGAGTACTCCTGAAGATAGTACGACCGAAAGCACTACGACGACCACCGAAACTATCGATCACGATTATACACTTTAAAAAAACTTTTAATTTCAAAATGTATTTTAGACATGTTGAAATTAATTAATCTAGTTTATGATAGTTTGTATGATGAATGGTTCTCTTGAAATTGTTTTCGTGTCACGTGTCTGCGTTTTAACGGGTAATTACACAATGGAAGATTACGTCATGACTCGCCATCAACCGCCTTTGCTGGCTTCCGATTTCAGGAACCAAATCATGGTCGGCTACGACGGTCGACGCTATGATAGCGTGGCCAATTCTCACGGCAGATACTATTGGCGATGCGTCGACAAGACGTCGTGTTGTCGTGGGTTGTACGATGAATCGTTGCCTCGAAAATTGGAAGCCATGAACGAAGACGTGGACGCGTTTGTTCATCTGCTGGAGAGCGACTCGTCGCTTTCGTTTAGCAGTTTTTCTCGTTCGTGGTGGATGCGAAAACCGTTGACGTTTCTCAAAGAGATCGCCATGTATCACGGTTGGCGAGAAATAGATTTCCTTCCGAAAGCCATGAAAATGAATTATATCGATTATTTTATGTCGTACCCGTCGTCGGCCGAAGCGTTCGGCGACCAACTTTTTTTGAAAAAATATTTCGTTTCGCGTCGTCAAATCACCGACGCCTACCTGTCGCGTCTCACTCTGGAACAATTGACGCGAGTCATTGCCTGGTTCCGATTGGATGTCACCGCCGACTACAAAAAAGCCATCATCGGCTACATTCAATCGGGATTAAATTTGAAATAATAATTTTATATATCTTTTTTAGGATATGTAAAATAAGACTGTGTGCGTGTGTGAATAAATGTGCGATTACAGTAAATTTTGCACGACCGACGACGTCAACTACCAAAGTTTGACGACGGAAATCTATCTCAACGCCAGTCTACAGACACTCAATCAGATTTTGAAAAAAGTTTTGGATTTCGAAGCCGAACGCGTGGATCTCATCAGCTACGACGACATACCGTACATTATCGAACGTTTCAAAGGCATGCCCGACTACGCCTCAAAAAACGCCATCTACTTTACTTTGGGTTATTTGGCTCTGCGTCACGAGTGGGACGTGATTTGGAGAGTTCAAGAATTATTTTCGACATGGCTTGATGTCCCTTTAGCATCTCATCACACGATACGCTACTATCGCTATCTAAAACTTGCACCATCTGCTGCAAGTCTTTGATTTGAATCAGTTTGAAAATGATGGCATTATTGATGATGAGGTAAAATTGTTTCTTGTCGTAGGGACACTTCATGACGAAGCGTTCGAGAATGTATTGCTTGACGCACGATCGATTCGTGTCGCGAATGTCTTCGTTTTCCTGACGCAATGAATCGATAGTTTGATGAACATTTTTCGGTAACGACGCCGACGACGACAAGATGTACTTTTCGACGTAAACTTGTTGGCTGCGAGTGGTGCAACGGCTGAGCAGAGCGACGTGATCGACGTTTTTGATTTTCATCTCTCGGAGTGCCGCGCGTTTGTTTGTTTTAGTAAATAATTTCTTGAGGTATAAGATCGACAACGGGATCGGGGGTCGGTGTGATTTCCGCCGGTTGAACGAACGCCGATTGCGGTTGAGCCATACCGTTGTAGTCGAAAGGCATGGTGTTCATCGTGTCGAGCGATTGCATGTCGTGCGGCAACGTGCTGCCGTTTTCCTCCACACCGTAGGGATCGACAACGGGTTGCGGACCGGCCGCGTAGCCGTCCATCCACGAACAGCCGCCCAAACAGATGGACTGGTCTGCCGGCACTGCCGATTGAGATTGGGGCTTTCTGTTGCTGACGACGTAGATACTGGAGGTCGGCGACGACACGGCTGGGGAAACGCTGGTCGGCGAGTCGCGCGTTTTGTAGAACACGAATGAAAATAGCAAGACGACTGTGGTCGATAGAGCCAAAAATATGTAGTTCATCTTTATTGGAGTGAAAAGTTTTGAGTGGGCGGTAGAACCATATGCACGATTTCGTCCTTGTAGGTGACGGGTTTGGGCGGCATGGTCGGCGTCGGAGCCAGTCGCATCGACTGTTCCTGGCTGACGTTGTACATTAGGGATTGGGCATCGTAGCGATCGAGTTGCGCTATATCCCAATCGGATCGAATCAGAGTTACAATATCACTACTATTCATGGTTTTATTATGGAAGTTAAAAAATTGAGTTTCTATTTTAAACAAAATTAGGTTTAAAGAAGCGTTCTTGCCAACGTAAAACTCGCAAACATTATGGAGTATCTTATGAAGTTGAGTGAATTGTGTTTGTCGGCACCCGTTGCCGCTACCGTAGTGTCCACCGCTACCAACGCTGAAGCAGACGATGGTGCTCTTTTGGATGAAATCAAGCGTCATCAAATTGCCATGACGGACGACGATGGCACGTATCAAGTGTATTGTTCTTCTTCTCCTCAATCGGAATTCGAGTGTCTCATTCGCGGCTACATTTTCAAGGGACGTCAATTGATCTATCGAGGATTTCCTTTCACGGAAGAAATGACATGCGACAATGTGACGCGTCTGGACAAAATCAATCTGGCCGACTTTAAGATTTCGTGGTCGTACGAGGGAACGATCGTAAAATTTCTGTACGTCGACGGCAAATGGCTCATGACGACGCATCGCAAACTGAACGCTTTCAAATCGCGTTGGGCCAGCAAAACGTCGTTCGGTCACCTGTTTGTCGAAGCTTTGCAGAAAGATTACGGTTTCTCATCGTACGAAGACTTTCTCGACCAATTGCAAACGACGCGTCGCTACCATTTCATCTTGATCAACAACGCCGATAATCGTATCGTCGTTCGACCCGAATTGCAAAAAGAGAGCATCTATTTGGTGTTGGTGACGGACGAGCGCGATCAGCGGCTCAAAGTCCACGAAGCCATTGGATTCATTCCCATCAACGAAACGATTCGTTTTGATACGGTCGTCGATCTCGTGCGAGCCGTGAGTGCCATCAATCCGTTCGAAAAACAAGGCGTACTCTTGTTTTCCGACGACTACCGCGTCCAGTATCGCGTTTTGAATTCCGCCTACGCCGACTATGCCAGCGTGCGCAACAACATTTCGTGTCGAGCCTTTTGCTATTGCATCGCTCGTCGCGATGCCGATAAACGACGCAAGTATTTGGAATTGTATCCCGACAGCGCCCCGATCGCCGATTGGTTCGAATTGCGAATTCCCGTCATCGCGGCCGAATTGCTGCTGGCCTACAAGAATCGATACATCATGAAAAACTACGTGCACGTCAGCCAGGAGCGGCACGGTCTCTTGTTGAAAATTCAGCAATACTACGTGGAAACGAAACGTCACCACCCGGTTCACAAACGAATCACGTTGGCCGACGTGACGCGCATCATCAACGCGTACGACTATCCAGCTCGCGTCTTCAAAATAGCCTACCAGAAAGATAAACCTCAATACAATGGTGTCAAGAAATAAATACAAAAAAAATACCAATGTCTACTAGTTTTAGTATATCCCACCTGATTGTACAACCCGAACCAACCTCACCCTCCCTTAAAAATAGACATTGGTATTTCACACAATAAAAAAAGTTTACAACACTCGATTGCCTGACGTTTGGTCGCCCACAGTTGACTGTAGGAGTTGTTACGGCGTGTGTGTGTGTGTGTGCGTCGAATGATGAACTCTTTTATAGTTATCAACGGTCGTCGTACAACGTGTAACATTGGCAATGAAGTCATTTACTTGGAACGTCACGAGCTGACACCTAAGATTAGGATTGCGTATTCATCTTACAATTATTGGGAATCTATTAGTTGTCGCATAAAAGTCGGATTCGCCAGTGGCAGAACGAAATCTGGATTCATTTTTGGCAAATCCTATATGGGGTTTACATTTGAAGCCAGTGTAACTATCAACCTTGATCCAACTGTTATTCTACTAATGGTTTATCTGGACAATTGGATGTCGATAAAAAAATTCGAATGGGATTTACGATTTAAACCCTTTCCACTGGAATTAAAGTTACGGAGCGCCATTTGTATCCGTGCCAATAGTCTCGATACATCATCATTGCCGCAAAGTTTACAACACTACGTGGCTTCGATTGGTCAAGACGACGCCTAGCGTTGTGTGTCGCCTAGCGTTGTGTGTCGCCTAGCGTTGTCGTTGTCCGGCGCCGGCGGCGATTAGAGCGATGACGACGACAAAGACGGCGATACCGATGATGACGACGGCGGTGATGTTGACGGGCGACGATGGAGGAGGATTCGGTCTAGGCAGCGGCGACGGACCTGGCGACGGACGAGGCGGCGGCGGCGGCTGAGGTGGAGCTTCAAATTTGCAATTGATGGCGTTCTTATTGTCTGAAATGTTGACATTATTATTGTTTAAATTGTCGAAAACGATTTGGCAGACGTCAGATGGGCACGTGGCGTTTTTGACGTCTTGAGTTTTCAAATAGGGTGCCGTGGCGCACGCCGGATACCAGCACCCGTCATTGAAGGGAATATGGGGTTTGACGTTGCGATAATTGGGATCGGTGGATCGTTCGACGCATTTGCAATCGGGATTGTTGGGATGTTTGACGCAATAGTTTTGCACGATCGTGTCCTTGATGTCGGCCGTTTGAGTGTTGTAAAACAGGCGACACTCGTCTCCCACCTGCGTCGTGCTGTTGATGTTGCTGCACTTTTCAAAAGGTTTACCGCTTAGAGGATCCAGAGCGCACAGTGTCGCTTCGCTGCCGCACAGTCGTTCCATCATGAGTTTGTAATTGTCATTGTCACCGAATAAACGTTTGTAATTGTCAATGACGTTGATGCTATTCATTTCATCGATATCGTATTTGCAAACGAGATTGGGAGCTTTGACTTGCCATTCGACAGAGCTCAATGGATCTACGCGACCGTCATTGAGCCCGACGTCGCATTCTTTACGATCGGGAGGCACGCAAACGCGTCGTTGAGGGCAGAATCCACCGACGCACGATTCGAACGACGTGGTTTCGTCTTCGATGCCGCCCGTTTTGTTGCATGGCAATTGTTCTGTCGAGATACTGCATGTACCGAAAGAACACGCTTGGTCGGTCGTGTACGAGTCGCGCGTGCTTGTCTGTTTCTTGAATCCGGTGTAAGACATGTGTTTATAATAAATGTATATACCTTTTACGTTACCACGACAGGTGAAGTACGAGGTCAGAAAAAAATTGACTCTGCGACCCGAAGACAAAAGGAATACGATAAATGTCACAGTCGAAGAATGCGTTAATCCAGTTGAACGATTTGGCCATGAAACATGGGTTCCAAGTCAACACTACATTTTCCATCGCGATCTCGCCGATAGCGTCGACACATCATCAACCCCTGTTTACGTGTAGGTTGCAAGTGGACGAGATGGTGACTCGCGAACACACGGGTCGCAGTAAACAGGAAGCCAAAAGAACGGCGGCTATTGAATTACTGGAACTACTACAACGTCATCACAATCGACAAAAGCCCTATTTTTCGGTACCCATCGATCCGTTTCTCTTTTGGAACGGGTCGGCTCACAAGGTCAGCGTCACGATGGGCGGTGAAACGCGGGTCGTTTCCGTTTCATGCGACCGCATTTCATATCACTATCGTCCGCCGCCGCCGCTGCCGGCGACCAATCAAACAACGGTATAAATTTGTTTTCAATATTTTGTTGTATTGGAAATCTTGAAAACACACACACAAATTAAGTTAAATTTCTGTACTGTTGAGGGACGTCTTTGACGAATCCCAATTTGGCCAGAGTGATGAGCGCTTCGTCGGCAGCTTTTTCTTGGGCTTCTTTTTTCTTGTTACTCGTACCGACGCCTAGCAATTGGTTCTTGTTGTAGGCTCGACTGACGAACATGTTGTTGTCGGCCGAACGCGAGTCCTCGTAGCGCAACTGCTGCAAATGCTGGCGCTGTTCGTCAAACAACTCTTTGAGTCGCGTTTTGCCGTCAACGAGTGCTTCATATTTGATAGAAATGGACAATTCATCGAATATGGAGGACAACAATCGGTAGCACAAATCGTATCCGGCTCCGTTGAACCATACACCTTTAATTTCGTAAATGGTTTCGTTGATGACCTCTTCGAAACAGCCAAAAAAGGCTTCGAATACATCTTCTAGTAGATTTTTTTTACGTTTAATTCTTTCTTCATTCTCTGTGGAAATGTAGTTCCAGAATCCGAGCTTCTCCGAAATGATGTTGAGCTGACCTTTGGAACCGTACTTGATCTTGAGTCGAGCGACAATGTTGACGCCGTCGCTGGTGCGCAATTGCGGGAAACGATTGTACATGTAGGACACGATGAACTTGTTGACGGTCGAATCGCCAATCTGTTCGTGGTACTCGTAATTGTTGGCCTTGTCGTAGTTGACGCTGGTGAAGGCGTTACCGAATTTGGCCATACGTTCCTCGGTCAAACAGAGTTCGATAAATTCTTTCTTGAGTTTCGCTCGAGAAAACAAATCATAAATGAGATTATAAAAACGAATAGATCTGTCACCGTGATACATGCTGTTTATAATTAGGAGGTTGACAAAAGCACTGACGATCCTAGCGTGCCATCGCAACCGCAATCACCTTCGTCAACTTCACCACCAAAGAGGTTGAAACAGTCCACCATGAAGTAGATGAGGAAGACGCTGACGAGAGCCACGAAAAGCCAAAAATAACGACCCTGTTTAATCGTCAAATCTTCTTGTATATTTTGAGCAGCATACATGTTTATTTATACGACGAATATTTAAAGAACAATAAATAATAAAGAATGGCTGACTACGTTGAAGCTTCTTCTACTAAAAAAATGCCCGCGTGGAAATCGGCTATTTTCGTCGCGACGGTTTTCGCTCTGGTATCGCTACCGTTTACGCGTCGAACGCTCGAACGAACGATACCAGCGCTACAGGACAATAACGTTCTCTATTTGGCTACCGTCACGGTTATCATGTACGTCGCGACGCTGCTCATAATTCAAGGTTCTAACTAAAAATAAATGGTAGTAATGAAGACGACGACAGAGATCGTCGCAATAGAAATATAGGCATTTTTTTCCTCGTCTTATTCGTGGTGGTGGCGCCGATCGTCGGCGTTCTCGTCTACGTGTCGCGTCGACAAACATCCGGTGGCGGCACTCGTCCACCCAATCCAAGTCCAGGTCCGGGTCCTGGTCCGGGTCCTGGTCCTGGTCCAAATCCACCGGTTCCGCCATCGAAATTGTGCGGACGACGATTGATTACAACGTTCGACCCGCAAATCGTCGCGGGAACTGACGCTTACGCCGGCAAATGGCCGTGGATGGTGAATCTGTTTAATTGCGGCGCGACCTTGATTTCCAACAGGTGGGTGCTGACGGCGGCGCATTGTATCTCCGACGCCGATTCTAACGATTTAGATTTGTTGTTTGGCGCGTTCGACACGTCTAAAAACGAGAATCAACGCATTTTGGTCAAAGCCAAACGCGTCGTCATTCATCCTCAGTACGAGAAAACCACACTCAAAAACGATATCGCTCTCATCGAATTGCCGGCGCCCATCGTGTTCGACGGCTACAAGCAACCCATCTGTCTGCCCACGCCCAATATGGTGACCCAAGGCAAAAATTTATACGCCGCCGGCTGGGGTAACACGCGTCCCGAAGCGTTTCCCGCTACGCGAGCGACCAAACTGCAAGACGTCTTGCTGCAAGAAGTGGCACCGTGCACCGAATTCAACATCAATCCGGCTCAACAATTGTGCGCCAGCAATCCGACGGGCGGTCGTATCTGTTTCGGCGACAGCGGTGGACCGCTCATGTTGCAACAGGGCGAAAATTGGCACATTGTCGGCATCATGTCGTTCGCGACGGATCCTTGTACGAAAGGTGCGGGTGGTTTCGTTCGGGTATCTCACTATTTACAATGGATTAAAGAAACCACTGGTATTCAACAATAATATAAAGAGTGCTACAGTAATGGAACAACGAGATTTTTGGATTATATTTTTGGTATTTGTCATTTTGGGCGTGGTTGGCGGTGTAGTCTTGTCTCGATCACCGACTTCGGGAGGTGCGAAACCGCCGCGACCTGGCCCTAGTCCTGGTCCGGGTCCTAGTCCTGGTCCGGGTCCGCAACCTAGACCCACAGGTGGTTGCGGCAACGTGGGCACGCAGAGCGGCGTGCAATCGTACGTCGTCAACGGCAAGGATTCGTTCGCCGGTAAATTTCCCTGGATGGCATCACTCGGTGGCTGCGGAGGAAGCGTGATTGCTCCGTCGTGGATCTTGACGGCGGCTCACTGCAATATAGCCGTCGGAGCTCAAATCGCTGCCGGTGTTTTCAATCGAGCCGTGCAAGAACCGCAAAGGCAAACGCGAACCGTTAAACGCGTCGTCAATCATCCGACGTGGAATCAAGGCGACAATTTCCGCGGCGATATCGCTCTACTGGAAGTCGATCGTCCGTTCGAGTTTACGCAATTCGTCAAACCCGTGTGTTTGCCGGCCAACGCGACGATGGATTTGAAACCGATGGTCATCACGGCCATGGGTTGGGGGTCGGTGACAGGCGACAGAGGCAGTTCGGCGACCATCATGCAAGAAGCGGAAGTTCGCGAAATGACGGCCACCATCCCGATAAAACCTGAAGAACAGTTTGCCGCCGGAGGGGGAACGAATACGACGACGTGTTTCGGCGACAGCGGTGGTCCTCTGATCGTCATGCTCAACGGACGAGCGACTCAAGTGGGCATCGTGTCTTTCGGCACCAACCCGTGTCGTCCGCCGTCGTACTATACGCGCGTGTCGTTTTTCACGTCGTGGGTGGAATCGGTCGTGGGTGCCGTGTCAAAAAACTAGTCAGCCGGCCGATACCGGGCGTGGATCCCATCGTTCCAGCGGCCGCCTCTCCGCAGCCAGCGCCCGATATTTGGCCGTCACCACCACCACCACCACCACCACCTCGCGGCGACGTAGTCGTTCGTCGGGTCGTGTGGCGACCCGTCAATCGTGTTTGGGCGCCAGCGTGGCGTCGTCGGATTTGAGTACGCTCCGCTTGTTTTCGTAGTCAAAAAGAGAAAATGGGTTCAGGCAAAAAAACGGGAGACAGCAGCAGCAGCGCCACCACCACCACCACTACTACTAATAGAGACGGCCGTGACCGTATCATTGCTCCCGAGGTGCTGATGGTTGACGAACGTGTTGACCAACTGGTTTTACCCGACGTTGATGTCCTGGTAAAGTATGTCACGTGTGAAGGTCGAGTTCGTCAATTGTCTATGCCAGTCGCCGATCGTGAAATTGCCTATCGTCAATTGACGGCCGATTTGGTCAATATCGTTTTCCTCTTTGTTTTTTTGGAGAGTGACGACAACGCCTCTGGCAATTTTGAAACATTATTTCGTCAAGAATTTCCGCTGATCGAATTGAAGTATGAAAATCCTCTAACTTTGGAAACGTTGTGCGCTCTCGATTTAGAGAAACGTGGCAAGATCAAGACAATTTTTCCCGCTGTATTGCGTCATCGAACTCGACAATTGGTGGTGAATTTTTTCGAAAACTTATTTTATTGCGACGAACAAATTGAGACTCTGTGAGAAATGGTATTTATAAATTCTATATATTACACGACGAATTGCGTCGTGTTGAAAAACGTGACGAAACCCTTGCAAATTGAAGGTTCTTGTCTGGTGAGAATTGGCACGATTTACGAAATTCAGCATTATCAAGTGAAGACGCGCGCCGTCATTCCCATTGAACGTCACACGGTGTTGGTGGCCGTTTTCAAAAAATACATCAACGATAGCGTTTGGCGCGAACACTACCACGTCCACGTGCCTTCTCTGCAAACGTTGAGTTCTTTTGTTTTGGCCGATCACAGCGTGGCCGTCCCGTGGCCGTATTCGAAATTTATTCCCGTCGAAGAAGAATTTGACGACGTGACGTTTAGCATTAGCAGCAGCAGCAGCAGCAGCGATAGCGACAGTAGTTACGTGACGACCGACTACGAAGAAGAAGAAGATTAGATCATGGACGTGTTTATCGAGAGTGACAGTCGAGGAAGTGTGGTCGATTGTCGTCAACACAATCACGTGGTGGTGTTTGGAAAGTGTACGGTACGAGTGGGAACGCAAACTCGCGTCTACGAAAAACATTGTCTTCGTTTGAAATTCATTCGCTTACCTGTGGACACGGTTCTCGTTGTAGTCTACGTCGATTGGATAGACGAATCGTTGTGGTCTCGACTTTATTTTCCTGAATCGCTGACACCTATTGGCGGTACATGCGAGATTGATTTTCCGCATCCTCGTGATTGTTTAAACATCATTTGTATCAGTTACGATAGCAACGACGATGACACAGATAGCGACAACGTATTTGATTGACACCATTGCGGAAGGGGCGTTAGACGTGGTGGCGACGGTAGTGTGTTGCGACGATTGCGAAACGGCGGCTTTTTTAGGTCACGTGGCGTGTTTGCGTCAGCCGTGGGATTGGACGTGCGCGCGAGCGGCGGCGTCGACGGGTCGTCTCGATTGTTTGAAATATTTGCACCAACGCGGTTGCGAATGGAATCATTTCGTGATGGCGGCCGCGGCACATGGCGGATTCATCGACTGTCTAGAGTACTGTATCGATCACGGATGTGCGATGGATCCTTTTGTGACGTATTGCGCGGCTCAAGCGCGTCGCGTCGACGTGTTGCACTACTTGCGTTCGCGCGGGTGCCCGTGGAATGCGGAAACGATGCGCGTTTGCGCCTACAATGACGATTTGGTCAGCGTTCGCTATTTGAGACGTCACAATTGCCCTATGCCCGACGATTGGAGCCGTGACGACGATTGCCCGTGGAATCTGATGACTCGCAACACTAGAAACAAGTGTAGAATGCTTCACGTCACGTCTCGCATGTATAAATGTCTTTTTAAAGATCCCGTTTCATTTTAATTAAATATACGTATAAATAGTGTCTGTGTAGTCGTATATATTTCTGTAGTGTTTGTAGTTTCATTTGGTGTGTGTGTGTACTGGGTAAGGCATCACATACTAAATGAAACTTTTTTGTTACCACACTGGATTGAATACACGATTTTTAACTGTATGTTTGACGGGTGGTGGAACGCTTACTTTGTCGACGTTATTGACGCCGACGTTCCGTCCTTGGACCGTTTTCAAAAAGACGGTGTCGGCTTTACTCATTTCCACGTGATCGGCCGTCATTTCCATACGATAGTCACCGACGAGCGTGCTATCGCCGTGAATGGCTAGCGAATCGACGAGTAGCGTGTAACCCAACGGGATGCGTATGCCGATAATGTCAATATGTTGATCACGCATGCGCGCCGCCATGACGAAACCTTTGGCATGTTTATCAACGGGACTCATGGCTTGTATGAAGGGATGTCGTTCGAGAAAGACTCCCTCTTTGGTCATGGCGTAGTCGTAATAGTTTTCAGCGAAATGGTAGCGAACCGAAAACATGGTTTTCTGGTTGTTTTGCGTGTCGTACGTGACGCGCGACGATTCGACGAGACGCACATTGTAGTCGATGTAGTTTCCCGGCCGGTCGGTAACGGGTACGACTAGATCGCTGTTGTTCAACACGAGCTTTCCGGCATTGGGAAAAAGACTGTCGTCAACGTTGCCCAATGAAGCGCTGAGCCACTGGACGTTGAGGCACGTGACGCATTCGGGTCGCACTATGGGCAATGTATCCACTGACGTCAACGGGTGGCGGTAGGGATCGACGCGACCGAAATACTCTAGAGGACCGATCATGGTGTCGTCGGGTGACGTGCCGCGCACAACGAGTAAATTCTTTAAATTGAGCAATAACCGGGTGGCGCACATGTCGTCGCCGATGGGTCGTGGTACGGTCTTGTAGTCGCGTCGCAGCACCGTTTCCACTCCGCATTTGAAACGAACGAATCGCATGTTTTTTATTATCACTACAGCCACGCTTGAGATGCCGTGCGCGAATTGAGAAAAAAATTCACTCGGTTAGAGATAAAAATTATCGTATCTCCAAGATTCGTAAAATGATTCAACAGCTAGCACTTGTTGTCTTTGCGTTTGGTGTTGTTCACGGAGCTATTCCTCGAAATATTCAAAATCATCAAATGGCAGCACTGGCAGCCGTTTCGACGCAACACTTGGGACACCAGGATGCGCTCAAAGTGATTATTCAAGAAAAACTGGACGCTTTCCACATGAAACTCGTCAAGAGCGTCTATACCGATGTCGGCGAATGGGTTCAATATTTCGAAAATTTCATTACGGCTAAAATATTGGATCACGAAATGTTGATGCAAAACCAAGTGGCCGATTTGGGCAGCATGTTTGAGAACACGTTGAAACTGTTTGGAAAAACGGTGAGCAAGTACGACGCCACGTTGGCTTTGTTGCAAGAATCGAGCGAAAAGATTTGGAAGTATCAGGAAAGGTACGAAACGCGGTGCGCTCGTAAATCGACGACCGATCGAACGCCTCGTCATCGTCACCGACAACACCAATCAGCGGAAGTAGTAGTACCAGAAGTAGCAGCCGCCGAAGCACCACCAGTAGCAATTTCTGCGAGCGGTGCCGAATTTGTCGACGTTGGCGGCGACTACGACGAAGCACTGGAAGCGTTCAACAACGCCACGGAATCCATCTACGTGCCAACTACGACGACCCGATCGACCATGTCTGAAGAAGTCAAGGCCGAAATCCGTCAATGGTTGAAACCTATTTTCGTTCAAGGTTAAAATTTTGTTTTTTTTAAAAAAGGTATTTTATGTTGTGTATTTTCCAAGTTTTTTTTACCTTGGAAAATTTAGCATGTGTGTAATAAAATGGAGTATGAAAATTTCATAGCCGACTACAGGAAATCCGTGTATTTCTATAAAGAATTTCAAGAGACGAAAACGAGTCGAGACATTTACAAGCATCAATCATTTTTGGCCACTTGGTTCGGCAACGTCTACAATGAAACGGATGAACTGTTGCTCTTTCACGAAATGGGAGCCGGCAAGACGTGCACGAGTATTCGCATCGCCGAACGACTGTTGACGTTGCATCCGCACGAGTATCGTGGCGTCATCGTCATCGCTCGAGGTCAAGGTTTGATCAACAATTTCGTCAACGAAATCGCCGAAAAATGCACCGACGACAAGTACAAAATCGCGCCGGCCACTTCGGCCGACGGCGAGTTCAACGAGAAACTCTTTCGCAGTCGCCAGCGCAAAAAAATCCACCAGACGTACACGTTTTTCACGTTTGAAATTCTGGCTAAAATGATCAAAGATTTACCCGACAAGGTGTTGATGCAACGTTTCGATTCGCACATCATCATCATCGACGAGGCGCACAACATTCGCGACAACGAGCACAACACTCATTTGAAAATCTACAACGAAATTCATCGCCTACTGCACGTGTTGCAGCATCGTAAAATCGTCTTGTTGACGGGCACGCCGATGAAAGACGGACCCGATGAATTGGCTGGCATCATGAATCTGATTTTACCTCTGGATCACCAAATGCCGGTGGGCAACGCGTTCACGACGACATTTTTCGACGAATCGCATCACGTCAAAAACGGAGAGCTGTTGAAATCGTATTTGAGACGACGCGTGTCCTTTGTCAAATCGGTCAACGTCGACGTGCCCAAAGTGTACATGGGTAAAGTGGTGGCTCCGTTAACGCACTTTAAATTGGTGTGTCTACCGATGCGCGAGGAACAGAACGCGGCGTACGAACGCGCTTGGCGCATGGACGCTCAGCACGTCAACGTGTACAACAACACGCGCCAAACGTCGCTGTACGTCGACGCCGAGGGCAAATGCGGAAAACAGGCCAAAGCCGTGGCTCTGTCCAAATTGGCCGACTATAGTTGCAAGTACGCTTTCGTCATCGATCGATTGGAAGAGGCTAGCGCCAAAGGTGAACTGAGTATGGTGTACAGCGATCTGATTCAAGGTTCGGGACTGTTGATGTTGGCCAAATTGTTGGATCAGCGAGGTTGGTCGTCGTCGCCGCGTCATCGTCGTTCGTACATTGTTCTGACGTCGTGCATCAGCGAAGCCAAAAAACAGCACTTGCTCGGTCTGTTCAACAGCGCCGAGAACGCCCGAGGCGAAATCATCAACGCTTTGCTAGGCAGTCGCGTCATCACCGAAGGTTTCACTTTGCGCAACGTCATTCACGAGCACATTTTGACGCCGCACTGGAATTACGGCGAAACGTCGCAAGTTATAGCTCGAGGTTGGCGCAACAGTCATCACGATTTAATCGCTATGGGTTTGCGACCGGTGGTTCACATATACCAGTACGCGGCCGTGGCGCGCACTTTTCCCAGCATCGATCTCATCATGTACAACATTAGCGAACAAAAAGATTTTCAAATCAATAAGATTGTTCAATTGGTCAAAGAATCGGCTTTCGATTGTTATCTGTTCAAGGAGCGCAACGAATGCGGCGACGACGGCGAACGCGATTGTCAGTATCGAGCGTGCAAGTTTACGTGCGACCAAGAGCCGCAAGGTGACGAAGCGTTTTCCATCACGCGCAACTACGATCTTCATTTCTACACGGGTTCCAAAGAATGGACTCGTCATTTCGAGTGGTTGCGTGACCTGTTTCGTCGTCGTTGGTGCGTTCCGTGGTCGGAATTCGAAAGTGCTACTCAGCCGCTGGACGTGACGCGCATGCAATTGGTTCAACTGATCAAGCACGTGGTCAACACGTACGTGGTGATGGTGAATCCTCGAGGCAACGCATCTCACGTTCGCTACGACGACACGGGTGTCTATTTGACGACGTTGTACGACCGAAAGCGAGCCAATTTCTACGACTACTTGTTGAGTAAATACGAATCGAAACCAATGCACACGACGGCGGCGTTGAGCATGTGCACGTATTTGCGACGCAATTTCGTGGCCGACGTGAAACGTTTTCAGAACGACAAGAATTTCTTGATCAATATGCCGACGTTTTTGCAGCGCATGTTGTTGAAAAACGTGTTGCGATTGAGGTGCACGCGACCCGAAGCGCACGTGGCTCTGCAGCGCACCGTGTGGTTGCACTACAAGTCGAGCGTGTACGAAGACGATCACCGTTTGGGCTACCATTTGCGTCGCGGCGATTCGTTTTGCGTGGACAAGAGAACGGGTTACGAGTGCGACACTCGGGTGGTGGACGATTATTTTCAAGCTCGAAAAGTACAGTTTGAAAATAACGAGTACGGATGCTACGGGCAGGAGAATCGCGATCTCGGTGAATTTTGCATCAAGATAACTGACAATGATAAAAGTAGTAGTAGGAGTAGTAGTAGTAAAAAAGGTGATGGTTGTAGCGGTGGTGCCGCCGCCGCCGCTGATCGACGTAAAATCAAGAGCGGTCGTCGCTGCGTCAATTGGCACAAATCCGAGCTGATTAAATTGATTGAAAATAAACTGAAATTTCCCGTAGATCACGCTCTGAGTCGCATTGAATTGTGTCGTCTCATTGAACTGTTTTTGAAATCCAAGAAACTGATTGAAAACGACGACACGTGCGGCACTCAGTACAAACGCAAATTGTTGGACGACGACGAAAATAACTAATTGTAACTGAGAGAGATCCATCGATATCGACCGTCGTACGCGTCTCTGACGGAAGCGTAGAGCGTGTTATCTATGCCGACGACGACGCGATTACGATGTTGTTCGGCGCTCTCTTCGGGTTCCATCATGTAATTGACCATTTATTTTTAGATTTGAATAGCTCTAAATTCTTCGAGTGAATAGGCGGCCATACATTCGCTACTGCAGAAATGAATGATTGGAAAATCGGTTTCGTACGTTTCGATAAAAACGGCGTCTTTGGCCTTGTGCTGACGACAGTGCATGCAGAGACGTTCGTGGAAGGCTAAATGTTTTTCAATGAGAAGGACCAACTGATTGACTTGGTCGTCATCGTCGGCGGCGATAATGTGAGCGTTATCGGTACTATTGGTGGTGGTTGTAGATGGCGGTTTGACGTACGTGTCGAGGAAACGCTGAAGAGCGCGTCGATCGAGATGCACTCGCGTGTACGGATTGACGCCACTTTCGTGTTCGATAATGTGAAACATTTGGCCGATAGAAAATCCGTAAATGTCGTTGCCGTCTTGCATGTAGACAATGTCCTCTTCGGCGACGTCGACGAGATGCGTGGCGTTTTTGCACACCGTTTTCCAGCTGGGTAATTGGACGAATTTAATTTTGGACGAAACCATTTTGGTCCTGCCGCCGTAATTCATTTTGACGCTGCTGTTGTTGACCAGTAGGGAATCGATGCATTCGCGTCGGGTTTCCACCCATTGATCGTACAATTGCCGGCTAACGTGCTGGAGAGTTTCGACCGGCGTGGCGGCATCGTTGTACAATTCTCCCAGTTTATCGTACTCGTTCATAAAGGGCAACATTTCAGGATTGTAGTACTTTTTTTTGAATCGTTTGACAAAGACACTTTCGTGGACGATCGACAGTTTGGGATTCAAAAATATAACGAATCGACACATTTCGTCGATGAATTGACGGCCTACGGTGAAGCGTTCGGCAAAGACGTTGATGACGCGCCGAACATAGTCGCAGTCCATGTCGAGACGACATTTGATGTAGCTCTTGAAAAACTGGCCGTACGTTTCGACGTCGACGTTGGCGTCGAGAATGCGTTGAATTTCATCGGTCCTGATGTTGTGCTTCCAATTGACGAGATACTGTTGCTGAGCGTTGAAAATCTCTTCGTTTTGTCGGAAAAGTCCGTACTGGGTGATGATGCCGACGATGAATCGGTATTCGACGTTTTTATGAACGACGGTGGTGACGTTTCCCTGTTGGGATTTACGTCGAGCGACGCTCTGCACGTCGAAATAGAACTTGTTGGCTCGATGATAGGTGTTTCCCTGATCGTCGCGAAGCGAGTCTTGCAAGATGATGAGCGATTCGGCGGCTAAATTTTGAACGCACAAATAAATGTCGTTGACCTTTTCTTTGAACCAAGGTAGGATGCGATAAAAGTCACGTATTTCGTTGAAAAATCCATCTTGATTGAAACGAACAGTTTCCGGCTGTCGTTTGGGTGTGTCGATGACATTTTTTTGCGAATCGAGACATTTGGTTTCCATCGTTTTATTGTTGTGTGCGCGCGCACACGAATCGCGGTATATATATATATAAAGTGCTACACGTGTGTGTGTGCCCCACAAAAAAATGCTAGACCTCTTACCGGAAGAAGTGTTGCGCCAAATAGCCGCGTATTTGTCGTACGTCGACTACAAGAATTTGTGGTACGTGATGCCGAGCGTGAGAAGCGAAACGAGACACGCGTTCGCCGAACGACTGAATGATTATTTTTCAACTATCGAAACTTTGGCTACAGCGTCGGAGTGTCCAGAGTCGACTACACAAAATCGGTTAACGGTGGAATAGTTTCGCGAGCGCCAAACAGTTGGTGATTGATGTAGAGAACGTGAAGACCGAGATCGGAGGGCGTGACGCGAAGACCGTAAAAATTGGCGTACGGTCCGGCTTTGGAGAGAACGCGCTGAGACACATCTTTGGTGCCGTCTGTGATGACGACGAGATCGAAAAGCGATCGCGACACGTGTCGTTCGGGCCACAGCGAGTACTCGTCTTCGTTGAGAAGAAACGAGCACCGATGTTTGGTCATGTTGAAGGGACGATTTTTCCATTTATAGAGACGAGACGACCATTTGATCTTGTACCACACGTAGACCCAGTACAAAATTGGATAGATAAAAGCTCTGAACAAGAGTGTGGCAGCCGACAGTAGAAGGAGAGCCAGAGTGTAATACAAACATCCTAGAATATCTATATCCATATTTTGTTTTTTGGAAATCTTTTGTTTAGCTGAATAAAAAATGGGTACGTCAATGTCACAGCCTCGGCGACAGACTATAGATCGACAACATTATGTGTACTACTATTGCATTGGCGGCTACTATTGTTTTTACCGTCCTTGTGTAGTGTGATTCATTTAATTCCAATTAAATGAATCGCAAATCATTGTCAGAATACGTTATTTTCGTCACAACGACTATCGTTCCAGCTACTGCAACCGAAAGAGTTGCGTTTCTCATACCATTTGTCTCTCTCATAGTTGTGTGTTTCTCTCAGTAAGCCATTGACACGTGAAACAACGTCACGAAATCATTCGGTCCATCTATGGAGATATCAAACACCGTGATGACGAGCACGGACAAACGCATCGACAAATATAACCCTTTGCAGGTGCCTAAAGTGCCCATCAAGGGTCACAACCAACTGTATCAAAAGAAAACCTCTACGGGTCAGAAAAGAACGGCAGTCTAGTCTGCCATATACAATCATCCACGACGACGATTTCCCCGCGCACGATTTCCTTTACGACCGCATCAACATCGACCTTACGCATGGTGGAAAAAGGAAAGAAAAGACCAATCCGAAACTTAATCCGAAACGGGATCGACGTACCACTGAGTGTGGAAAAAAAGAACAAAAAGTCCAACGACGACGTCTAGTAGCCAAAGAACCCGAAAAACTTTTCCTGTTGATAATCACCGCCTTGGATAATAAAAATCAACTAATTCTCGGTCGAAAGATTCGAAAGACAGTCACTCACGTATCTGAATGAATTCGATATCCCCCTCTGTCGCAAACAGCTCCACTAAACTGTAGATCCCATGAACACAACTAGTGCCATTTTACGAAATTAACAAATGATCTGAAATCATTGGAATCTCAATCCCAACTCTCTGTATCAGGTACACAAACAAAGTTGTGAAATGACCCACCCCTTAGAAACATTGGGGGAATGGAGAAATAACCACCCGATCTATCGCCGAGTGAAACCCACTATACAACAA